TAATACGAACCCTGCCAAGTTCGCACTGTTTAACGTAACTGAAACCTTGACGGATAATGGGACGTGGGACACTTTGACGGTTGCCAACGTAGTTTCTAATGGCACGTTCTCAAACAACGATCCCGTCAAACTTGAGTTTATTCGCACAGGTGATATTGGCTCAACGGGTTCGACTGGCTCAACGGGTGCTGCGGGACGCGATGCTGGAATCAAGTACACCTTCGATAACGGCACAACTGACGCTGATCCCGGTTCCGGCAAATTGCGATTTGATAACGCCACAATTGGCTCAGTCACAAAAATCTACATCAATGAAACTGACGGGGATGGCAACGGTTTAGCTAACTGGATTGCGAGTTGGGACGACAGCACCAACTTCACTGATCGTGGTCAAATCCTAATTGTGAAAGATGGTGCGCCACAGAATCTTATTGTCTTTACGATTGTTGCTGCAAACACCGATGCGGGCAGTTACGACAAGATTTCTGTGACCAACTTAGTTAGCACTGGCACTATCTCGAATGGCGATACGGTCAAGGTGTTTTTCGCGCGAGCGGGAGATAAGGGTAACACAGGTAACACAGGTGCGCCCGGACAGAATGGCGTAGCCATTCAAGTAGTATCTACTGGCGGCACAGCAGCGTACTCAAAGCCCTCCGGGGCCACGGCTGTCGAAGTTATTTTGATTGGTGCCGGTGGCGGTGGAGGCGGCGGTCGTCGCGGTGCTGTTAGCTCAACTCGCGGCGGTGGAGGCGGTGGAGGCGGTGGTGCCTTTACTACTGGACTGTTTAACGCTGCACTGTTCAATGATGGTGACACAATCACTTGCGGTACTGGCGGTACTGGCGGTGCCGGTGCCTCAACCAATGACACCAATGGTAGCGGTGGAGTAGCTGGAACAGCAAGTTCCTTTGTCGGTACGGGCGGCGCTGGCATTACTCTTAGTGCTGGCGGTGGCGGTGGAGGCGGTGGCGGAACTAATAACACGACTACGGGAGCGGCAGGTGGTGCTGGTGGAGTTGGTAGCGGTGGCGGTGCCGGTGCGTTAGCGGGCGGTGCAGGCGGCAATGGCAATAGCAACAATGTCTCAACCGCTGGCGGTTCCACGACACTTAGCAGCAACACAAGTGCTGCGGCTGGCGGTGGAGGCGGTGGCGGATTCAGTTCTACTAATACAAACGTGGTAGGTTCTGCTGGTGGCAATTCTGCCAGCGCCACATTTACGGGCGGCGTCGGCGGCAATGTTGGAAATGCCGGTGTACCTGGAAATGGTGGAGCCTCAAGTGGCTACTATTGGGGCGGTGCGGGTGGCGGCGGTGGTTTCATTACTACGACGCCCCGGACTGGCGGTAGCGGCGGTGCGATTGGTGCAGGTGGTGGCGGCGGGAGTTGTGCAAACAACCCCACAACCGCCGGTACTGGTGGCGCTGGTGCAGATGGAATCGCTATCGTAATTACCTATGTCAATTAAGGATTGAACATGACAGCATACGTCACAATCGACGAAGCACAGGCATACTTCGATGTTCGGCTGCATGAAGCGGCCTGGACGGATGCCAGTCCTGGCGACCGAGAGAAGTCGCTTATTGCGGCCACGAAGATCATCGACCGATTGAACTTCAAGGGCTACAAGAAACCAGTCTATGACTATCTCCAAACCCTCACGACCACACAAGTCCCGGACCAAGCTGCTATCAATGCTGCAAGTCTGACGCAGGAGTTGCAATTCCCGCGAGACACTGACACCAACATTCCCGAAGAAATCAAGATTGCCTGCTACGAAATTGCCCATGCTTTGCTGGATGAAGTCGATCCAGATATTGAGTTGGAGAATCTGGCGATTATCTCGCATGGTTATTCGAGCGTCCGAACCACTTACTCCCGATCACACAATCCGCCAGAGCATTTGAATGCTGGCGTGCCAAGCGCAACGGCTTGGCGTTATCTCCGACCTTTTCTACGCGAACCGGGTGGAATCAAACTCAGTCGCGTTTAACCTTACCACACCGTCTGTGGAAGGGATCAACGACCTTACCTACGGGTCTGTTGAGTTAAGTTTCAGTAGGGCTTAGGAATCTGCAAATGTCTAATCTGCTTTGGAAGGTTGTTCCCGTTCTGGCTCTGTACGATGGTGAAGGTGACGGCGGCGGGGCCGGGGAAGGTGATGGTAGTGGAGCGGCTGCGGCTGCGGCTGCGGCTGGTGCTGCTGGTGCTGCTGGTGCTGCTGGTGGTGGTGCGGCGGGTGCTGCTGGTAAACCTCGCGTGTTCACTCAAGATGATGTAAACAAGTTTTTGGCGGAGGATCGTCGAAAGCATCAAGCCCAGGTTGCCAATCTGGAAACACAATACAAGGCGGCACTTGAGAATCAAAATCTCTCGGAGTCGCAGCGACAAGAGTTGCAATCGGCCCTCGAATCCTTCCAGGCCCAATACCGGACCAAGGAAGAACAGGCCAAACACGAATTTGAAAAATTCAAGGTGGAGTCCACGAAAACCTCGAAGCAGTTGGCCGAGGAACGGGACTCTTGGAAAAATCGTTACGAATCTACCGAAGTCCGGCGAGCCATTCAGGACGCTGCGAACAAGGGGGAGGCATATCGCGCGGATCATATTCTTGCGATTTTGCAGCCAATGACAAAGATGGTTCCGGTTCTTGACTCGACAGGAAAACCCACGGGAGAGTTGGCCCCTCGCGTGCATTATCCGACCGTCGATTCCAAGACGAATGAACCACTCACCGCCGTAATTACTGCGGACGAAGCGGTGGGCCTGATGAAACAGAAGCCGGAAGAATACGGCTACCTGTTTAAGTCAAATGCTCAGGGTGGCCTGGGTGGCAGTAGTGGGACCGGCGCACGCCAGCCGGGTAAAGGAAAGGTGGACGTGACTCAACTCACGCCAGCCGAGTACCGCAAAATCCGAAAAGAGAACCCGGAGGCTCTCGGATTGAAGTAATGCCGGGGTGATTGTTCTTCAAATGTCTGTTTCACAAACAAATAAGGAATCACACATGAATCCTCTGTTTTGCAAGCCGGTTCTGGCCCTTTACTCGAACAGCCTGGATGCGTACATCCCGGAATTGTGGGCCAATGAGTCGCTGTCGATCCTGTTGGAAAACATGGTCGTCTCGAATCTGGTCCATCGTGACTTCGAGAATCAGGTCGCCAGCTACGGCGATATTGTCAACACCCGGAAGCCGGGAACCTTCGTGGCAAAGCGCAAGACTTCCACGGATGACGTGACCACCCAAGACGCGACCGCGACGAACGTGGCCGTGCCGTTGGATCAGCACTTCCACACCAACTTCATCATCCGCGATGAAGAATGGAGCAAGTCGTTCAAGGACTTGGTTGTGGAGTACGTGAAGCCCGCCATGCAGAGCATTGCGACGGCTGTGGACAAGGTTGTTCTCGGTCAGGTCCACAAGTTCCTAGCCAACAAGGCTGGCAAGCTGAATGGCATGACTTCCAGCACGGCAGTCGAGGATATTCTGGCCCTCCGCGAACGGCTGAACGTCAACAAGGCTTACACCGATGGGCGTCGGCTCATCATCACCCCGACCACTTCGACAACCATGTTGTCGGACAGCCGCTTCCTCGAAGCGCAGAAGGTTGGCGATGATGGCTCGGCTCTGCGTGAAGCCTCGCTCGGTCGGAAACTTGGCTTCGATATTTTCGAGTGCCAGAACATGAACTACATCAGCGATGCTTCGACTGACTATGCCTCCGGCACGGTCACGAATGCCCTGGCGGCTGGTGGTTCGGGTTCGCAGGCCGTCACCCTGACCGGCTACAATGCTGTCGTGGGTGAGTACGTGGTTGTGGTTGGCGACGGCCAGCCGAATCGCGTGTCGGCCCGCACTGTCAGCATGGCTGACACCACGGCGATTACCCTTGTGAATGCGAACGTCAATGCGACCCTGGCGGGTGCTGCGTTCAAGATTTACAAGGCCGCTGCGGTCAACGGTGCGTTCGCGGCTGGTTACGTGAAGGGTATCAACATTGATACGTTCACGTCAGCCAAGCCCCCGCAGGTTGGTCAGTTGATTACGTTCGGAACAGGTGGTTCGAGCCACACGTACACGATCATCGCGGTCGATGTTGTGACTCCGAACACCGAGGTTCAGGTTTGGCTGGATCGTCCGCTTGCCGCCTCGCTGGCGAACAACGACGCCGCCTTCCCTGGCCCGTCCGGCAGCCTCAATTGGGCCTTCCATCGGAACGCCCTGGCTCTCGTCACCCGTCCGCTGGTCACGCCCCCGCAGCAATTCGGCGCTCAATCGGGCGTTGTGGCTGACGAAGGCATGGCGATTCGCGCGACGATGCAGTACAACGCGACCAAGCAGGGCCTCATGGTCACGCTTGATCTGTTGTGCGGCGTGAAGGAACTTGACACCGCTTTGGGTGCTGTTCTGCTCGCCTAAGACGACTCCCCGGCATTGAGCCGGTTCGCGGCGGGCGGGTTCGCTCGCCCGCCGCTTTCTCTTACAAACAGATTGGAATGCAAGGATGAGTTTCGATTTCCTCGAATTGGCTAAACAGTTTGGTCCCTTTGTGGCCTTCACTGTTTATTTCGTGTGGCAAGGTTGGCAGCGTGAAAAGCGTTACGCCGCCCGAATCGACGAACTAACGAACAAGTACAGTGATTCCTTGCAGACGCAACTTGCGCAAACAACCGTGGCTCTTACCAACAGCACAAAAGTCATCGAGCGTATCGAGAAGTTGGTAAGCCGCATTTGCCGTGAAAGCCCTGGAAGCGGTTGCGAGGATTAACATGGCTGGCAATGCTTCACTCAAACGATTCGTCCGGCGCAATATCTACGCCTTGAAGCGCCAGTACGGCGACCGGATCGACGTTTACCGAGTGGTGTCCAGTGAGACTGACCATCTAACAGGTGATAAGACTGTTGTGAAGGAAGTGCATCCGGTGCATCGAGCGCCAATCCTTCCATACAATATCACGCGCGATCAGGTCAAGACTATCTCCATTATCTCTGCCGACAAAGAGTTCGTCTATGGGGCAGGCTTTGACGCTGCTAAACGTGACGTGCTTATTGACGCCCGCGATTTGCCTCGCGGATTCGAGATTCGGCCAGAAGATTATCTGGTGTTTCAAGGCTCACGATGGGACGTGGTGACAGCGCAGAAGATTGAATCCGATGCCGGTTGGATCGTGTCAGTCAAGAACCTGCCAGGGATGCCCGCCTACGAAATCAAAGACATTCTTGTTACTCAGAGCCTCCCGTTGGCGGCTGCGGTCAGCACAAACTCCGCAGGTGAATTTCCGCAAACACTCTTAGACTCCCTTGGCCTTTCTGGCAGCCACACGGTTGTTAAGACCGTTGGGGGTTTGCCTGTCAATAGCTCTGGGTTGAACTTACAACAAACTGTCGGGGTACAGGTGAACTAATGCCCGCCGATAAAAACTGGCCCCGCTGGCTTTTCGCTAGCATCGCTGACCGCTTCAAGACGACGGCGACCGACAACAAAATACCCTTACTAATCGAGGGGATCGAGGATCGAACCTCGGAAAAGATTAGACAAGTTGACCATGCTGAATTGCGCATCAACGGCCCGACGACGCGAGAAGTCAGCAAAGGTTATTTTGAGTTAGACCTTAATGTAAACATCATCTTGCAGTCCTATATGACTGAGGAAAATGCTTACACCATCATCCAGAACGCAGGTGTGTTCTTCGCGGCGATGGGGCCAATTGAGGTTTACAAGCATGGCAATGGGCCGGACGATGACGGCAGTTTCCTCGGCTGTCTTTCTTTAAGAGAAGATTTGTCCGAACCGCGATTTATCTCGCACTTCGGTCAACTCAAAGAGGATGTTCGACTCCGCGAATCTATGGTTGGCGGAAAGTTCCAAATCTGTCTCCAAAACTAAGGGAGCCTTTCTATGGCGCAAATTGAACTTCGTAATACAACCATCTTTCTGCAAGATGGTTTTACGGGCACGGCAGCCGTAAACAATGGCGGAGGGTACATGAGTGGTGTCACAACCATCACGATTGACACTCTTGCCAATCTGCCCGATAGCGGCAATGAAGTGTTTGAGGGTGTTCGGTTCACCATCGCTGGTGAGACTGGCACGCCCGTACACACGGTAACTGCTCACTCTGGCGGTCCCCCGACTACCAGTTTGACTTTCACCCCGGCCTTGGCAAGTTCTGTTGCCAATGATGCTGCGATCACGTTCCTTCCGGCCCAAATCGAAATCAAGATTGGTAACGGGAATCTTACGTGGTCGGAGAAGCGGGAATTTGACTACGTTCGGGATCGTGGCGATCTTGATACTGTTCGACGTGGGGATGAGCAGCCAGTCGAAGTAAAAATCGACTTGCTGTATGAGTTCTACACGAACGGCTCTGGCGGTGCTTGGCTGCCCTCGCCCATTGACTTCCTGAAACGGGCCAATGAGGCTGCGAATCTGGCAAGTTCGTCTGGCGACCCCTGCGAACCGTTTGCCATCGACGTGAAAGTAATTTACGATCCGCCGTGCGGGTCGGAAACGAACGAAAATTACACGTTCCCGGATTTTCGTTACGAGAGCCTTGAGTTCAATCTTCGGGACGCCACGATCAGCGTGACGGGCAAGTGTAATGCCGTCGAGCCGAGCGTGTCCCGCGACCCGTAATTCTGATTGAAAGGAACAAAAGCCAATGGCTCAAATTGAACTTCGTAACACGACGATTTACTTTAAGGACGGTTTTGCCGGCACGGCCAAAGTCAATGGACCTGGCGCTCCGGCTGCACCGGCCAATGGTAACACGTCGATTTACATTGACAACTTGGCGAGCCTCCCGGATGCTGGAACCGTCGTGCCAATTGGCGCACGGTTTTCGGTGGTCGGCTCGACCCAAGCGTTCTATACCGTGACTGCCACGGACAAGAACGAAAACCAACTTGTTACCGTGGATGCCACGTCTGGTAACTTCACCCTCACTTTCAGCGCACAAACGACCGCGAATATCGCCTATAACGCGAGCGCGAGCGACGTGCAGACGGCTCTTGAGGCTCTGTCCAACATCGCCCCTGGCGACGTGATTGTGACGAAGCCCGCGACCGGCAAGTGGATCGTGAAGTTTACCCAAGCCTACCTGAACACGAACGTCGCCCAAATGACGGCTACGGACGTGGACTTGTCGGGTGGCGGCGATACGGTGACGGTCAGCACGCTCAATCAGGGCGGCACGACCGGCATCATCACGTTCAGCCCGGCCTTTGCCACGGCTGATGGAATCCCGGCTGACAATGCCGACATTACCTTCCTGCCTGCTCGCATCGAGATTAAGGTTGGTAACGGCAATCTCACTTGGTCTGAGAAGCGCGAATTCGATTACGTCCGTGACCGTGGCGACCTAGACACGGTTCGACGTGGCGATGAGCAGCCGGTCGAAGTGAAGCTGGATTTGCTGTATGAGTTCTACACGAATGGGTCGGGCGGGGCTTGGCTTCCGTCACCTATCGACTTCCTCAAGCAGCAAGGTGAAGCCTCCACGATTGCTAGTTCGTCTAGCGACCCGTGCGAGCCGTTCGCCATTGACATTGAAGTTGTGTACGATCCGCCCTGCGGGTCAGAGTTGAATGAGGATTACACGTTCCCGGACTTCCGGTACGAGAGCCTCGAATTCAACTTGCGTGATGCCACGATCAGCGTGACGGGAAAGTGTAATTCCGTTGAGCCGGGCGTGTCTCGCGTGTAAGTTCTCAGCAACAAAGCCCCGCCCATTGCGGGCGGGGCCTTTACTAACTCAGGAGTCGTAAAATGAAGTTTCATGGTGAAAAGCTGGAATGCCCTAACATTGCGGTGTTAGTGCTTCCTCGCGGTGATGGGGAGGTTGTGTTCAAGGCTCAAGCTGTTCTGGACTATGACGAGTTTGACAAGTTGTGTCTGGAACCCAAGGCCCCTGTTCGAGTGGTTCGCAATCGGCGTGAAGTCGTTGCCGATGATCCGACTTACGTGGCCGCTGTCAATATGCACAATGAGCGGCGTATGGCCTGGATTATCCTCAAGTCCCTGCAAGCTACGGATGGGTTGGAATGGGAAACAGTGGACATGCTCAAGCCGGATACGTGGCCGAACTATGTGACCGAGTTGCAAGAGTCGAAGTTCTCCATCATCGAAATCAACAAGATCGTTGGTCTTGCTCTGCAAGCCAATGCTCTCGATGAAGCAAAGTTGGAGGCTGCTCGACAGGCTTTCTTAGCTGGTCAGGGGAAGGTGTAAAGTCGGTCCTCTGGCCGAAGTTTCGGACGATGCACTATGCGATATGGCGCACGTGCGAAAGACTTGGCATCCTACCGCCCAACGTGAAGCGGCGGTGGGATGATAATGACCCCTGGGTTCAGGCTCAACTTCTAGCATACTCTCAAGTTCGTGACCACGAAGATATTGAGATTATCGAGGCCACGGGTCAGGCAGCAGGCTTATGAAACTAGAAGGATTCTTTGCTGAGTTGAATTTCAGCACGTCGGGAGCTATCAAGGCTATCGACGATGAAATGCAAAGACAACTGTTCCGGGCATGGGATGCTTGGCTAACAGAGTTCATCAGAATCGTTCCAGTTTGGGCCGGTCAATCTGTGGGTACAGTCTTGCCACTGGCCCACTTGCTACAGCATCCAATCTCCATCGGTGCGCCTCGCGGTAAAGCCAAAAGCGACCAATCCTCAAGAGGGGCATCACAAAGTTCAGCCACCCTAGAAGGCGGCAATGGCAAGTGGACCATCGAATACCAAACAGCGTTGAAGCATTTGATAATCAACGAATTCTTTGACGCCCGCATCTGGGGCATTCACCTGAAAACACCCGGCCCCTACAACTTTGAGGCTCAGGCTAAAAAGGCATTTCTGCAAGTTGCGGCACAGGCCGAACTTCCTGACCTTACACAATTCTTCGATTTTGATAAGCGGTCCTTCTGATGGCAGATGAAATCACACAGAAGCTAGGGTTAGATGCTTCGCAAGCGATTAGCACGCTGCGAACGCTCGGCTCCCTATTTAGCCAGTATGCACGTAACGTGCAGGCTGCGGCGGCTGCCAATACTGCCTTTAGCAAGTCCGGTCAGAATCTACTCGGCTCCATCAATCAGGATGCGAAGGCCGTCACGGACCTTGTTAAGACTCTCGGCAGCTTGCAACGTGCCCAAGATCAGGCGGCGGCTTCCGCTCAGAAGGCTGCGGCTGCTGAGGCTGCGGCTGCTTCTCGGCGGACTCAGCAAGCCTCCGCCATCAAAATTCAAAAGTCCCTTGGCGGAGAAACCGCAGGGCTTTCAGGCGATTCGCTCAATCAGGCGAATGCCCTCATTCAGAAAATCTCCCAAGTTGGTGCAAGGGCCGGTCTGACTGCAAATCAGATTAAGAGCATCGGCAACAACTTGGGTTCAGCCTTCGTCGGTCCACAGGCTCAGATTGCGAAGTTAATTACGCAACTGAATGGTATTAAGAATGCTGGCGGTGGTGGCAGCAACTTCCTGAGCAACCTGAATACCGGGTTCCTCGCGGCAGTCGTGTCCGCCAACTTACTGTCAAATGCGATCAGCAAAATTACAAATGGTCTGATCGAAGGCGTGACGGCTGCGGTAACTTACGAAAAGACCCTGGCCCGCATCCAGACAATTGCCGGGTCGGAAGTCGGCGGCATTGAGCAACTGAACAAACAGGTTCGTGCCCTGGCTGATGAATTCGGTCGGCCCGTTACAGAAGTGGCAGCGGCACAATATGAGTTACTGTCGAATCAAATCGGTAATGCTGCTGAAAGTGCAGACGTGCTGGCGACTGCATTGAAGTTGGCTAACGTGACCGGGGCTACAACTCCACAGGCCGTTAATGCGATTTCCTCGGTACTGAATTCCTACAACCTTGCCACGTCTGAGGCGGCGAATATCTCTGGCAAGTTGTTTAAGGCCGTTGACTTGGGCCGATTCACTCTGGACCAAGTTGCTGATTCTCTCGGTCGTGTTACCGTCGTGGCCGCGCAGGTTGGTGTTAGCATCGACGAAGTGCTGGCAGCCTTGGCTACCCTCACAGTTACGGGCGTTCCGGCTGATGAGGCTATGACCCTGTTGGGCAACACGATCCGTGGCCTGTTGAAGCCAACAACTGAAATGAAGGCGGTGTTTGCTGAGCTAGGAGTTAGCACGGCGGAAGCTGGCATCCAGGCAGCGGGTGGGTTCCTGCCGTTCTTGGAAAAGATCACAGCTATCTCTGGTGACACGGCCTCTGAAATCACGCAACTGACCGAGAACATTCGCGTTGCTCGCGGCGTTATCGGATTGACTGGCGATCAAGCTGAGCGCGCTGCCGAGAACCTCGCCAAGATCAAGGCGGTTGGTGCTGATCTGCTTGAGCAGAAAAATAACATCATCATCAACACGAATGCCAAGCAAGTAGAACAAGACTTAGAGCGGGTCAAGAATCTGTTTATTGTGGACATTGGCCGTAATGCCTTGGCCGCAATCTCGGCACTGTCTGCCCCATTCGGCGGGTTGACCAACGTAATCAAAATCGCGGCGGCTGCGGCTGCTGTGTATGCTGCCAATCTATTCGCGGCCAACTTCAATGCCGCGCTACTTGCCGCAGGTAATGGACTGCTCACGCTATCCTTCGCCAAAGTTGCGGCGGGTGCTGTAGCTGCTGGCCGTGGCATCGTAGCATTCATCGCTACCACCGGGCCGATCATCGCCATCACTGTTGGCGTCATCGCTCTCGGCAAAGCCATTGCCGATCTAGGTAGCGCAGGTGACAAGGCCAAGGCCGCTCTCGACGATGTATTTGCTGGCCGTGCTGAGGCCCGCCGCAAGGATGCTGAAAATACCACGAAGGCAAACCAACTGATTGCGGAAGGCCGCAAGCAAGAGTTGGACAAGTCCGTAACTGCCCTGCAAAAGTTTATCTCCGATGCCCAGGCTCTCTATAACAAGAGCGCCCAGGATGCTATCAAGTCTCAGCAACTTGTGACCGAGAATCTTCGATCACAGTTGAAAGACCGAATCAAGGCGTATGAGGATTACGTCGGGAAGTTAGAAGATGCAATCAAGGGCGCTGCCAAGGCCGAGCAGGACCAGTTTACCAATATCACCGAGCTAACCCGCACAGTTGGTCAAAACCGATTCAACCGAGCTAATCAAGGTCTGCCCGAAGGTCAGCAAGTATTCAATGACCTGAACCGCATCAATGCCCTACGTCGGCAAGCCAATGACCTTGAAGCCCAAGGCACGGTGCAGGCCAAGCAACAGGCAGATGCCGTTCGCCAAGAGGCTGCATCGCTTGCGGAATCTGCTGCCAACACGGCGAAGCAGGCTGGCGACCGTGCCCGTTTGAAGCAGGCAGAAGATGCTATCAATGCCGTGCTTGGCGACCAGATCGGTGCTGAGTTGCGAAAGACCGCTCTCGCAAAGGAAGCTGCGGCCACCGCACAAAAGGAACTTGCCAGCCAGAAGCAAAATCTGGCGGAAATCAAAGCCCTCGAATCCCAAATCGAGAAGCTACAAAACGACGCTCTCAAAGACCAGAAACTCAGCAACGATGAACGCATCGCTAAGTTCCGCGAGGCCATTCCTCTTGCCGAGGAAATCCAGAAGCGGTTGGCTAAAGCTGGCGATCCTGACCTTGCTAAGAAACTTGGCATCGGGGATTTGCTGAAAGATATTCGCAAGCCCCTGACGGATCAGTTGGGCAAGGAAGTCTCTATTAAGACTTCATTCGAGGGTGCTGCGGCGAGTCTGCAAGCTGCTTTGAACAACAAAGAGTTTGAGATTAAGGTCAAGCCGGTACTCACCGAATTATCTTTGGCTAGTGGATTGGATGCGGAGAAGCTGCTTAATCAAGGTGCTGGCCTAGATAAAATTGAGAAGGCCATTGTACAACGAGCGAAACAGGCCACGCAAGGTATCTCGACCGGGGCCAATCTGACTGAGTTGCAATCTAACGTGGCGACTGCAAAGGATGCCGTTGTCCGTGACTTGGCTAAGATTGAAGTTGAGTTCAAGCAACTAGCCCAAGGTGTGCAGACCAATGCCGGAACGGTGACACAGGTTTTACAGAAACTCAAAGCGGGTGCTGGTGAACTTGTCAATCCAAGTGGCATCACAGCGGGCTTGAGCGACCAATTCATCAATGCCGTCATCGGCAATCAGAAGGCATTGGAGATTGCTCAAAAGGGAATTGCCGCCGCAGAGTCCGGTGACACAAAAGCTGCAACGGCTGCTGTTCAGCAATTTTTGGCATTGAGTAAGGAAACAGAAACCTCGAATCCGAAGTTGTCGGAATCATATCGTTCGCTGGCGGGAGCTATCGCACAATACGTGCAAGATGCCAGCAAGTTGCAGCAAGCAAATCAGCAAGTGCAGCAGGGTGCGAATGTTGAAGGACAACTCAACACAGCTAAAGAGTTGCTGAACACAACATCCCAAGCTGCCACTGAGGAAGGCGCTCTTGCATCGGCAACATCGGCTGCCGCCACTTCGGCCAGTGCAGCCAGCAGTGCTTCGTCATCGCTCTCAGGCCAATTGAATAGTGAAGCTGCGGCCGCGCGTAATGCTGCGGCGGCTCAGCGCGAATTGAATGCAGCCCGTGCGGGAGGCGGCGGCAGTGGAGCAGAAGAATTCTCCACTGGCGGTCTAGTGTATCGGGCTTTGGGTGGTGTCATTCCGGCGTATCTTGCAGGCGGTGGGCCAAGCCCCTTCAAGCCTCGCGGGACTGATACAGTACCGGCTATGCTAACGCCGGGTGAGTTCGTAGTAAACGCTCGATCAACTCGGAAATTCTTTTCTCAGTTGGTTGCGATAAACTCAGGTCGTCAACCTGTATTTAGGGCCGCTGGTGGACCTGTCACCAACTTTAACATTGGCGATGTTAATGTAAACACGCAGGGTAATCGTCAAACTGGTGAAGTCATCGGACGCGATATTAGCCGGGCATTGAACCGGGAAATCCGCCGAGGCAACATTCGTCTCAGAACATAACGGAGAGATACCATGAACAAAGTAGCGTTTGAAGATTCGGTTGCCTTTGAGTTGGTGCGTGGTGATGGTGCGACCATTGCTTCTGCCCCGGCTTTTGCTGCGGAAGCCCCGCCGCCCCTGGCCCGAATGAACATGAAGGGCCGATTCATCGTTGAGCATATCCGCGATGGACAGGTCTTGTCGCAGTTTACCATTCCCAATGGAATCGTGGATGTTGGTCTTAACAGCATCCTCGAAATCTACTTCCATTCGGGAACCCAGATTACGACTTGGTATCTGGGCCTAATCGACAACTCCGGCTTCTCGGCTTTGGCCGCAGCGGACACAATGGCGAGCCACGCCGGTTGGACTGAATCGACAGCCTACAGCAATGCCAATCGTCCTACGTGGACGGCAGGTACGGCTGCGAGCCGGTCGATCACCAACTCGTCCACTGTTGACTTCACAATCAATGCCACGGCCACGATCAAGGGCATCTTTGTGACAAGCAACAACACGAAGGGTGGCACGTCTGGCACGCTCTGGGCGACGGCTGCGTTCGCCTCGACTGTTGCAGTTTCTAACGGTGATACTCTCAAAATCACCTACACGGTAAGCGGCTAATTCGCTTTCCTCTTTAGCCAGCGGGGTAGGGATACTCCCTACCCCGCTGTTTTCTTACGGCCATGTCTGCGCCACTAAAAGAGCAATTCGCCAACTCGACTCAGACGACCCTCAATGGGTCGATCAATAATAGCACCACGTCCGTCGTGGTGACTGATGGTTCCGTGTTTCCTTCGGTCGGCAACTTTCGCGTGAAGTGCGAAAGCGAGATTATGCTGGTCACGGCACGGTCCAGTAACACGCTCACGGTCGTTCGCGGTCAGGAGGGCACGTCGGGAGCCTCGCACGCTGACTTGTCGAAGATTGCACTGATCCTAACCGATGCCAGCATTAACCAGTACAATGCCGACTACGTGCCGCTGTGGGGATATTCGAGCCAACCTGCTCTGAACAAACTGGTCGCCGATGATGGTTCCACCATCCTTGCGGCTAGTGACTTTACTTGGCAGAACCAAGGAAGTGCATCAAAGACAGATCAGGCCGGGACCATTCTCCTGCGTGCCCCGACTGCGACAGGTGAGAACCTTCGCATCTTAGAGCGTACCGCTCCATCAGCGCCATATAGCTACATCGGAGCATTACGCGCACTCTTGATTCCTGGCAGCGGGTCTATTCCACTGGTGTTCTTTGGCTTCCGTGAGAGCAGCACCAGTAAGGTGAGTGCAATCTGTTTGAGCAATCAAAACAATGGTGGCTTCTGGGTTGACGGCATGGTGCTGTCAACTTACAAGTGGACCAATTCAACCACGTTCAGCGGGACAGGCTTGACTGTTCGATTCCACGGACTCTGCGATCATCTGCTTTGGTTCAAGATTGAGGATGACAATACCAACTTAAAGTTCTATGTTGGCGATGGCATCGAGTGGGTATTGGTCCAGACGGAGAGCCGAACAGGGCATATGGCTGGTGGGCCTAATCGAATCATTTGGGGCATCAACAATTACAACAATAGCACCTACGAGCAACTGGCCCGGCTGGTGCATTGGAGTCGTGCATCGTGACCGCTCCTGCAAAAGAACTAACGAAGAACGCTACTGAGACGACCTTGAATGGTGCGATCAACAATAGCGTTACAACCGTGACTGTCACGGATGGGTCTGTGTACCCCTCGACGGGCAACTTCCGCGTTGTGGTCGAGAGCGAGATTATGCTGGTCACAGCCCGGTCCAGCAACAACCTGACTGTTGTTCGCGGGCAAGATGGAACAACCGCAGCCTCGCACGCAGATGGCAAGAAAATCTTTCAAGTCATTACAGCCGATGGGTATGACCGTCTTGCCGCCGACAACATTCCACTGTGGGGTTGGTCGAGTCTGCTGCCGCTCAATCTGCTTGTCGATGATGATGGTGTTACCGTACTAGCGGCTACAGATTTCACTTGGCAGAATCAAGGGTCGTCCACTAAGACCGATGAAGATGGGACGATCCTACTTATCCCTACAACAAGTTCTGGCGACAACGTGCGTATCCTCGAACGCACAGCACCCTCGGCCCCGTATAGTTACATCGCCGCCTTTCAACCACTCATGCCGGTTGAAGGTAGCCCTGACTATGCGTTCTTCTGCCTCGGCTTCCGGGAAAGCAGCACAGGCAAGTTGACAACGCTGGCTGTTCAAGCTGACAGTCGCTCTGGTGGCCGTGCTAAACAGGTTGCAGTTTACCAGTGGACGAATGCCACCACAGTCACGACTGACTTGCTGGCAAAGACTACTATCACGTTTATCGGCTCGGTTGTTTGGCTAAAGGTGGAAGATAACAACACCAACCTGATTTTCTATATTAGCATGGATGGTGTGGAGTGGATTCAAATTGCTTCGGCCAGCCGAACCGCGCACATGGCTGGTGCGCCAAATCGAGTATTCTGGGGCTGCAACAATTCTGATAATGGCAGCGAAACGAACCATATCCGGCTGGTTCATTGGAGTCGTGCATCGTGACCGCACCCCTAAAAGAACAAATCAAATCTCTGGCAACGACGACCCTAAATGGGTCGATCAATAACAGTGTTACAAGTATCACTGTCACGGATGGCTCAGTGTTTCCCTCAACAGGAAATTTCCGTCTCGTCTGCCAGAGCGAGATAATGCTTTGTACGGCCCGTTCCAGCAATACGCTTACGGTCACGCGCGGGCATGAGGGAACTACGGCAGCCTCCCATGCCGACGCCTTAGCAATCAGCCTTGTCCTTACCGCAGGTAGCTTGAAGCGGCGGGGTATGGACTATCACCCCATATTTGGGGCCTCGATTGCCGAGCGACCCTTCGGCAAGATTATGAATGATGGAGCTACGGCTGCTCTTGCTGTCAGTGATTTCACCTGGGACCATCAGGGTAGCGCTTCAGCCACAGATCAAAATGGCACGATCTTAATGCGGTATCCAGTTGAAAGTGGGACCAATGCCCACGTCCTATATCGCTCAGCACCCTCAACTCCCTATGCGTACATCGCGGCTTGGCGTTGTTGTATGCCGAGTATCCAAAGTGGAAGTGCCAACAGGTTTGGCCTTTGCTTTCGGAAGAATTCAGATGGCAAACTAAACGCCATCAATTGCATCCCTGCCAATGATTCCTCATACATGAATCTTGAGGTTTCAATCTGGAATACCAGCACGTCATTCTTCACCACCGAGAAGTCGTCTAATCGCTGGTTCACCCTAGACGTGGTGTGGTTGAAGATCGAGAATGACGGCACTAACTTGAAATTCTACACAGGCATTGACGGAAAGAATTGGATTCTCATTAAGTCATTCGGTAAGACTACCTACATGAGTGGTGGTCCCGATCAAGTTGGATTCTTTGTCTCTGCCAACTCCAACAATACCCATGAGGGCATTGGAAGGCTCTTGCATTGGAGTAAGGAATAATGTCGCTAACAGGACGGCTAGGTACTTCCGATAGTCTTTGGGGTAATGAAACCCTTGGCATTGATCTTACGGACAATCCTTTGGAGCAGTCCGTAGAGTCGGTACTGGCGTTTACTAGCGATGCCACGGCGGTAGATGAGCCAGTCCTTGTCAGCAGTGCTATCAGCTTCTCGCAGTCCGCTACATACCAGCGCGATGCTTTTGGTGTGGCATCATCCACACTCGCCTTCACGGATACAGCGGTCTATACGACGATCCCAATTAACAGTATCCTGGCATTCACGTCCACCGCAACTGAGACAGTGAACTATGCTCGCAGCGTAAGCAGCGCGCTAGACTTCCAGCAGGACATTATCTCGAATATCAAGAGCGAGGAAGTAGTTACTCCACTAAACTTTGTACAAGTTGTGGGTGTAGCGCATGACTTCACAGTAGCAGCTTCCTCGATAATGGTGTTGTCATCGGTTGCAGGCCGGCCACGTCCGGCCTCTGCCACCACCACTATGTCTTTGACCAGTACGGCTGAGCGAAAGAATATCGCCATCAGCACCTTGGCATTGACGCAAGCAGTCACGGTTGGGAAGGGCGATGAGGTATCACACGTAATTGCTTTTGATAGTCAAGCAACATATACAGCCGTCCTTAAAAGGTCAGTAAACTCGGCCATTTCCTTTTCCCAATCGGCAATAGGCGTTGTTGAAAGTCGATGTACCCCGAAGAACTATACACCCTTCGTGGGTACGGGTGGCGACCCCTCTTACACAGCACCCTCGACGACACCGCCGGTACTTGGACATGCCACTCTCACACTTACTTATCCGTATGCCACGTCGGACATTGTTCTGGTGTTGCGAAATCCTGAGCCGGACAATTCCGACGTGCTTTCTTTCAATCGCATCAAACGCGAATCGCGTGGCGGTTCACTAATCATCTTTGCCGATCCAAAGTGGCCGAAGTCTCAAACCTTGCATCTGACCGTCAACAATCTAACGGGGCAGCAAGTTTCAGACATGAAGAACTTTATGATGGCCTCATTGGGCAGGGAGATTGGTCTGTTGGATTGGGAGAACCGTCAATGGCGTGGCGTAATCAAAACGCCGGATGCACAGATCACACAACAAGGTCGGCACAATCGCAGCATCACCTTTGAGTTTCAAGGGGAGGTTGTATGAGCGTAATTCTATTAGCACCGTTGCCGACGCCAACCACAATGACCATTCTCCCGAACCCGGAGTTTGGGGATGGTGAGACACCGAAGCACTCGGCCACCTTCTATCAAGCAATGGACGGCACACTCTATTCCTACGTCAAGTCCAATGACCGCTCTGAGTTGACGTACACTTTTACCCTCGCACGACCGAAAGCGTTAGAGCTACGGGCTTTCATTCGTTCCTACTACCGGGCCAAAATCCGACTTGTTAATCACAAGAACGAGACGTGGGAAGGGTATCTAACTGGCGACCCCTTTGAATTCAAGTCCGGCAGTTTGCGCAGTTTACCCGGTGGCTATGACCCCGACCAGTCAATCACCTTAACCTTTGAAGGCGTCCGGGTATCTGCCCCGGCCCCTGAATCTTGCTAAAGGCGTCCAATGCGCAATCTAAGTTCTAGTGCCCTCGACAAATTGGCAACCCGCTTAGGGACCGAGCCAGTCGTCATCATTGAGGTTCAATGGGTGACGGGTGGGCCTCGCATTGCCTATGGTGATAAAGAAGCGCCCGGTGTGAAGGGTGTCATCCATGATGTAAGTGGACTGGATGATGTTATTGGGGTGTCGGGTGGCTCGCAGTCACAGCAGATTAGTGTGAGCCTGAATGACCCTAGCGGCGAACTCAAGACAATCCTAGACTCTACTGACCCGCACAAGAAAAAGTGTTGGGTGTATCAGTGGTTCCAAGGCATGAGCCTTGACGATAAGTTCCTGATATTTCAGGGCGTACTCAACTCACCTATCGAGTGGGATGAGGGCGACAGGACGTTGCGATTCGATGTTGTGTCTAAGATTGAGGATATTGAAGTTGGCTTCTCAATCGAGGAAGGTGCATTTCCGAATCCGCCCGAAACTCTAATCGGCAAGCCGTGGCCTCTGTGCTTTGGCACGGTTGCCAATGTCCCGGCCCTACGTGTCGATTCAGTGCGGCAAGGTATCCTGGCAGATGGCACGGGCATCCATGACTTTACGCTGGAACACCGTATTGACCTTGCCAAGAAACTAACCTGCCCATCTAGTATTTGCGGCTACTCAACAACCATCGCCACTTCCCCCGGTGGTGGTCTAATCTATACGCCGCAGTATTGCGAAGATGCCAGTTGCGCTCAGCAGAAATGCACGGAGTTAGAGCGGTTGAAGTTGGAGTTGAAAGAACAAAAGGCGGCTGAGTACAGTCCCGTCCGTGTCTTTGGTGGCAGCTTATTCCCGCAGAACACGACTATCACGCTCAACATTAAGAATGGGTTATTCACTGGCAAGATGAATGGCGAAATCTTCACCATCACCGGGCGAGTCCATCCTGAGAATGATGGGCATGGGCGTGTCAGGAAGTCAGACACACAGAAAGAGATTGAGAGCAAGTGCGGACCACCCGCCTACTCCCAAGGCTCTACGACAGAGAATGCTTCGGTCGATGCCGCTGGAAATCCACAGACTGTTAATGCTGCTGGCTCGAAGCTAAGTTGGGCTAAATACAATGCTGCTGACTCAACCAGTTTCTTTTGGGCGAATGGTGGCTCGCGGGTGACGATGAATGCCGACAAGAAAATCGTGTACATCGCCAATTTGCTTCCATCGACCGTTCTTCGCGTGGCAGCCTTCCGTACAATCGACGGCTTGCGGTCCCTTTATACCGTGCCACCTGAATACTATACTGTTCGAGAAACGGACTACACCGGCTACACCGGCGTCACCGAAATCGTTTTGAATCAGGCTCTCAGCACACAGAATCTAAAAGAGGGTGGTGGATGGGAGGATGATATTTACGTCACCCTCACGTCGTCAGTTGGTCCGAACACGGTGGACATTATCGAATGGTTCATCGACACGTACACTGACTATGACACCGACACTGTTAGCTTCGATGACGTGCGTGACCTGATTGACAATTATCCAATGCACTTCGCTCTACTTGAGCGAAAGAGTCTCATCAACGTCTTGGAGGAAATTGCCTTCCAGGCTCGTTGTGCGTTGTGGTTGAAAGACAACAAATTCTTTCTTCGGTATCTGGCCCTTGAGCCGGATGCTGATGGTATGCTGACCGAATCGGACGTGATGCCTAACTCGCTAAAAATCGTCCATACTTCCACCGAAGATTTGGTGACAAAGTTCATTGCACACTGGAAGTCTGATTACGCAGTCAACAAAGATAACCTGCTGATCTTGCGGGCACGCAATGTCCCAGACTACGGCACGCATCCTTTGGACTATGACTTCTACTGCTTCAATATCTTTGAGCTAGTCCAAAAGACCGCTACCTTCTGGATGATCCGCAAGTCAAATACTTGGCGGCGAGCGCAGTTCAAGACTCTTGTGAACAAGTTGAATTTTGAGTCCTTTGACTGCATGAGCATTACGTTGCCCGATGTTGCCGATGGCACAGTGAAGTGTATCGTCGAGAAGGCTAACTACAACTCTAACGACCACACGGTTAACTTTGAGTTGTGGACACCTTGCAAAGCTGGCACGCGAACACCTTACAACTTTGCGTGGCCTGCCGACATTGACGAGCAGACGATCTTCCCGACTCTTGAGGAAGAACAGAACTCTTGGCAGAGCCGGAATAAGGCTCCCAACTTCCATACGATTGCGCCACCTGGACACCCGCTGTCACCCAACAATCCCGGTGCGCCTAGCTTCAATGTCGAGTTTGATTGCTCGAACACGTCGCTAGTCCAGCCTACCTTGTGCCCGCATAATGACCGTGGTGACAAGAAACCTTCGGATAAGGGCGATACCAAGCCGACGCCAAAGGCCCCGCAGGACGCGACTGGCCCGGTTAGCACGAAGACTTCCCCGGTGTCTAACGGGATGATTACCAACTCCTACGTTCAGCGTGTGGAGCGGAAAGCTGATAACGCACAGCAGGCGGCGTTCAATGCTCAGCAAACGGCTGAGGAAGCCAAGGATGCTGCGGGCAATGATGATGCCACAGAAGATGCAGCAAAGAAAAAGTTGCCGGATAAGGTCGGCGGAAATTGCACCTGCGTAGTGACAGTCCGCTACATCATCCCGTCGCTAGTTATCAAGCAACCTGACCATTCCTTTGGCACGACTGCTGGCGATACTGGCGACTTGGCGAACGGCGATCCATCCAAGATTGAACAGTACACGTTCAACTCAAAGGTGATGGCAGATACATTCTTGAACACGAAGCAGCAAGAAATCACCGCACGCAGCGATGGTCATGGATGGGTTGTTGGCAAAGAGGATACGTGGCTGCTCGGTGGGTGTACTGATCTTGGAATTGACGAAGACCCCGACAGCGATAACTTCGGTCAACCTTGCACGGAGCCAAAAGAGGAAGATAGGTCACTCGAAGGTTTCCACAGCGAACCCGTCCCGTAATCGAGGATAAAATGAAACTCGTTCGTGAGAGTATTGATAGGTTCTACGACTACGACATTCATGTTGAGTCGCGCACAGTTTACATAGGAGACGATAAGGAAGATGGGGTGAATCAGCGAACATCGGAGTTTGCTGTAAAAGCCCTGCATATGCTGGCGAACGCCGCTCAAGATAAAGAGATTACGATATATCTCAATAGCTTCGGCGGGTGTTGGTTTAACGGCATGGCCGTGTATGACTCTATCAAAGCCTGTCCCTGTCCAATCACTATCTACGTGGTTGGCTCAGCTATGTCAATGGGCAGCATCATTTTGCAAGCTGCCGATCAGCGCATCATCTACCCGAACGCAACCGTCATGGTCCACGATGGTTACGAGTCCAGGGTCAATGACATTCCGACAACCTTCCAGAATTGGGCGGAGTATTCCAAGAAAACTCAAAAGCGTATGTACGAGATATACGCTGAGCGGTCGGGCAGGCCAATTAGCTTTTGGCGGAAGAAATGCGCAGCCGACCTAATCCTCTCGGCCAAGGAAGCAAAGGAACTTGGGCTGGTGGATACTATCTACGGAGCATGACATGCCGAACGAAGTTGAATGCGTGCCGTGCGACGAACTTAAACGGAGGCGACGAGCCGTGACCCATGCCCCTCGACAGACCAGCTTCGCCAAGGGGCGACTCATGCCAGACGGGTCGATCATCTACCCGAAGAAAGGCTTTGAGCCACCGCCTCCAATCGAAGGCTACAACCGTGACCCTGGCAATGCGTGGCGGTTCATCCCATTGTGGCCTGCTTGCAAGTTCCTGAATCGCACGCTCCAATTGAAGCGGTGTGGTTCCTACAATATCAAGATGACTTGCGGTTGTGCCGACTGCCCGCTGCTTGGACAAATCCTCAAGATTGAGGATTGCCAGAGTTGCCCGCTTCGGCAAGAGTAAACACAGTACCATCGGCGAAACTCAGAATCAAACGTCGGTATAGCTCGGCGGTTGAGATTGAATCGGCCAAGGCATCGTGAGCGTGCTTGTGTGGGATTCCGTACAACTCACACAGGAACGGAAGATTGACAAGCCGGAATGGGACTCGCATACCGTGAGCCACGGCAATGTCGTTAATGAAAAGAGCAGAAGTCAGTGTGTCGCGCGGGTGCGAGAAGAAATACTTACCGAAATCCTCTAACCCCAACCAGTCGGTAAGAAACCCTTTCTCGTAAGCCCAATTGTGGGCGAGTGGCACAAGCGACCTTTGGAACGGAAGCCGAAGGTCGCTGACCCAATTCGCCAGCCAATCCGAAACTTGGAATTGGTCTGGCGCAAGTCGAAGATCATCTAGGCTAAGACCGCTCACTTTCATTGCTTCTGACTCAGCCCGCTCCGGGTGTTCTGGCCGGATGCTATGGTAGAACGGCCTCGCTCCGGCGAGTGGCCGATAATCACTGTCTAGTGGCTGAATTCCAATCTGCACAATCTCATGGAACCCGGCGAGCCGCCCTGTTGTCTCAACATCAATAGCAACGAGTACGTTGCCGTTCATGTTGGCTGGCTGTTGTTCATACGGCAACATGCGCAGGCTCCCATTCAATCTTGCAGATTTCGTGGCCGGCGTCGTCTCGTCCGTGAATTAACTCCCAACCAGTCATGCCTGCGAGGAGCAGGGGTATGACTACGCGCAAATTATCCATTAGCGCCCGGTCGGTTCGCACTTCCTCCCAAACAAACCAGTCCACCTTCTCAAGTGGCTCGGACTTTATTTCCGCCCATACCGTGTCGCAGGTATAAACTCCAAGGACGAAGCCGCTGCGGTCGGAGCGAATAGTCCCGGCCCGCTGAAAGTTGTAGCAGTCGAGGCCGGTTTCCTCGATAAACTCCCGCACGGCGGCTTGATCGAAAGACTCACCCGGCTCGACCTTCCCGCCGACTAGATTCAAGCGGCCCTTCTGCCATTCCGGTTTGGCCTTGCGAATCAGCATCACGTCATGCACGTCCGGCCCATTGAAAACTGGACAATGCGGAAAGACCAACACGTACTGCATCATATTTGCCTCAAGATTAGGAAGTGTGAATCCTGTCGGGCTGCCGAAGGAAGTTCGTAGGCTGTTGGTTCGTAGGCGGTTGTTCGCGGCGGCTCATACTCCGTCAACTCCCCGCGAGTCATCATTCGTCGGAAGTCCACTGGCTCACGCATCATAATACGCTCGCCACGCCCGGCTTGTAATTCGCCGAGAATGAAGCGGTAGTCTGGCTGTGAAACGTAATGAGAATTGCGAACCCCGCCGACGTAAAGGCCATAGATTGTATCCGGCCAAATCCGAAGGTTAAGTTCGGCCCCGTCCGGGTATCTGGCCTCGAACGTATTACGTCCGTCGCTGTTCACAGTCATTCGAGTTTCATACGATGCGTGGGGCACGATCAAATTACGACGGCGGCTCGGAATGATTATCCTTCCGAAGTCTCCATCCATTGTGAGCGTTTCTGTGTAGCCCCAATTGCGGCCCATATCCGGCAGCCACCAACGAGCAGCTTCATGCTCCCGGTATATTTGTTCCGCGATTCTTGTCTCAAAGCGACGACTATAGCGCGAGGCTATCTGAGCAAAGGTTTGCGGTGCTTCCCCGGTCATGCGCGTAAGTTCCTGCTCGCAGGCTTCCGACTGCGTAGGAACTACTGCACGCTCAAGCCACGCCCCTGCATCACTCGATGCAAGGGCGAAGAATTGACGGTCGTTATCCGGCTCGCGTAGTGCTGGCATAGCTCAACTCAATGACACGGTTGGCAAGGGATTCGACCTTGGAATCAAGATCGTCCAGACTGCCGTTGTTGTAAACCAATTCAGTCCAACGGTCGTAGGTGTCGAGATTGCAGTCGGCAACGTCATTGCTGATCGGTGCTGAGTTACGAATCATCTTGTACCGCAGACCGCCTCGACCCTCAACTTCGCCCGCCTCATTGAAGTACCGCATGTCGCGGACAATGATAACGTCGGCGTCAACAAATAGGGCGTTCTTAATCCACACTTCGGGGTGAACCTGCCGCATGAAGTTGCCCACTTCAATCCAAATCTGGCGAGGCGTCTTACCAATCAACGGCAGCACGACTTCGCGCAGGTGGGCGTTGGCCTCAATCTCGTAGAAGGCCCCCGGCTGCAAGCCGCCCCACTTGAACAACTCGTAGGACACTTCCTTCAACTTCGTGGCAAAACTGACTTGCTCCACTTTCAATTCGGGAGCAAGGCGGGTCAAATGCTGCGTTAGCATTTGTGCCGCCGTGTCTTTGCCAGTCCGTTTCCGGTGTCCAAAAGCTACGATCAGACTCATACTGCCTCCATTATAGCACGAAAGGGTTGGGTGTCAAGTCCTAAACGATTGGGACAAGGTGTTTCTTTTCATTCCGCATAAGCGGTGAAGCGCCGGGTTCCGGCTCAACTTCGGTCAAGCTAAGATTGCCGACGAACAGTTTATTCGCCGTTCCGGTCCCGCGAGGGAACTTCGGCGGCATAGCCGACGAGACTTTGTTCTTCGTCCATTTCACACGCTCAGCGATGCCGAGAGTTTCCATGAAGGATTCGTAGAACACGCTAAACTCAGTCTTGTATCCAGGGACGTAGAAGCAATGCTCCGCGATGAAAGTTTGCAACTCGTCGCGGGTCAACTCGACTGCCCGTTGCTTATCCTCAGTCTCGATGGCGGGAATCCGCAAGCGACCGTTGGACTGCGGGATATGCGTGTCAAGGAGCGTTCGCAGAAATGCCGGCGCTTCTTCCTCTAACTTGACCTTCAACTCCGGCCAAGGTATTTCCTGATCTTTTGCAAAGGGGTAGAATTGAACCATAGTAACGCGCGTGTCACCATCGAACACCGGGCAGGCCCGTTGCATATTCGAGCATTGAATCCAATGCGTCGTGTTTTGAATCATGTAAGGCGTAACGCCCTTCGTATGCAGATTCAATTCGCGGCCCGTAACCCAATCCTTCATCTTCTCGTACACACGCCCGCCAGCCTTCGATAGATCGGTTTCCTCGACGACGCATAGGATTGCTCCGAGCAATTCCCCGTTGAAGTTCCCTTGCGACTGCAAGGCTTGATCGGCACGAATTACGCCCTTTGTCATTAGCAAGTTGATTGCTTCGTGGAAGCTGGACTTGCCGCAGTTTTGATATGGCTCTGAATAGAAGAACAAATATGGCAGCGGCTCAGTAGGATGCTGCATCATCGACGCAACCCAATACAGCAAATATTGAGAGCCGGTCGTAATGGAGTATTGCCTGCACCATGCGTCTTTCCGCACAGCCTCATTCAAGCCACGACCACAGTGGGCGAGAATCTTGTCCCAATGCGGATGCGGCAATTCATCTTCATCGGCAGGCTTGAATCGAAAGGTGGCGGCGTCCTTGTTCCAGCGACGACCGCCTGGATACTCTGGCCCAAATGGCATATTCGTAATGGTCCAGCCATCCTCGATAATCTGCCCGGTTGCAGCCTTGGAGTCGGAAGCCGATAGTCCATTGTTCATCAGCACCGAGATTACGTTGTCCTTGTTCGTGCCACACCAACCTTCCTGGGAGTTGTGCAGCACCCAACCAGCCGGTGAACGGTTTGGCGTAATCAAATAGCGGTACTTACTATCGAAGTTGGTTGTCTCGGACGGGATTTGTGGTAGGTCTGCACGCAGCACTTTGCGGAGCGTCCGACCCTTCTCAATGAAGCCCGCCTTGTCAGTCTCAGTATCGCCCTTCTCCGACTTGACTTCGACGACTATGCCAACACCATCCTTGCTGACACGTAGCTTAGTCTGGCGAGTTGCCAGCGCCCCGTTCATGTCCAGCTTCGCCCCAAGCAACTTAGCTACTTCACCGGCAACCGTCATTGAGGGAAACACGAAGCCACCATCTTCGTCGCGGATACCGCCCTTAGCGATGGCGGTCGTGCGGAAATCGTTAGGCTGATTGTAGTAGCAGTAGGTCCAGCCACCTTCCTGAATCCACGTATCGGACTCGCGTGCGCCTTCGCTATACCGGACGACTCGCCACGCACCTTCGGGCTTGGGGTAGCAGTAGCAGTTGTGGTCGCCCTGCTCGCGTCCAGTCGCCAGCGTGTTGAACGTGCCAAGCAGATTAAGAGCCGTGTGTGCTTCTGCCAACGACGCCGTATGCGTTCTCAGCAAGCCGTGGTCAGCTTCCCACACGCACGTATGGCCGTTCTCAGCAAGCCAATCCATGAGGCGATGATGCCCGTCGTCAAGTGGGGCCGACTTCGTGGACTCGGACAAAGCCATCAGCTTGTCCTGCGCCGACTCCGGCAGACCGGGCACGCGGACCTTACGCCGCTTCCGGCTCACGACTTCGATATGGTCCCGCCAGTTTTCCGGCACTTCAAGCAGGTCGTGCTTGCGGGGCGTCAGCAGCTTGAGTCCTTGATTCGTGGCGTTCATCTTGCGATGCCACACCCACATGTTGCCGCCGCAAATATCCACGCCAGCGGAGAAGTCGAATCCCGCCTCAGCGCTCATCATGCCAAGCACAGCACGTCCTAGTGCGGCATGTTCTGTATGATTGGCGGTGGGGATGCCCTTGCCCAAATGCACCCGTAAATGGAGTCCCCCACCGCCAGTCGATTTGCGAGTTTCCACCCAAGGAATTGCTTGGGCAGCCTCTCGTACTCGATCAAGTTCCTCTTGTGTGATGCCAGTCCCAAGATGGGACGAGCCGCAAATGGCGTCGAAGTCGTAGGCAACGTGCATCGACTTGCGTTCGGCGAAGTTCCAGCCCGTCATGCCAATAGCGAGGGCGTGGACTGCGAGCGGCCACTGTAGCTGCCATTCCTTGAATTCGGGAATGGTCTTAGCGTTTTTCGGGATTCGGAAATTGAACCAAGTGTTGACCCCATCGGTCCAGGCTTTCTTGCCTTCAACTTGCTCGCCGCCTTCGGGCGAGGCCATAACTTGAACTTCCATGCCGGGGTCGTAAAGTGCTGCTAAATCTGGATGGGTGTGGTTGTTCAGGAAGTTACGGATAACTTCGGTGACATTCATCGGGGGCGGTCCTTGGGCATTGATAGTTACGGATTACGGGCATACTCTTAGTATAAGGGATGTAGGGGCGTTTGTCAATGGTTAGTCGGCATTTTGGGCAAAGTCGCCACAAACTCTTTGGTCGTCGAGGGTTGCGGGCAAAGTTAGCAGTTAGTTAGTCACCCCCTTCAATATCATCCTATATAGCGCTTAAAATATTCTACCCTATATTCAACTCTCCCTACAGAGCAATATTTTAAGACTAACTGGCTAACTCCTAACTTTCCAAGTCGCAACTCGATTTGTAGTTGCGACTTTCGCTGGTTAGCCGATAGCACCCGTACACCGCGTATTCATGTTGCCTCGCTAACTTATCGTGATGATTTTTCGCCACACTATTGACACAATCGTTATCCGTGGTATAATAGAACTATGGACGTTCCAATTGAACTAATCATGGAGAGCGAAATCGCTATGCGGTTCGCCGACACGACTTGCCTCGAATACGAGCAGCTTCGTGACGCCATCCGTACAAGCAACTGGATGCGTCCTATTCTAACACGCAAACGGGCAGACGGCAAGTACGAAATTCTCGACGGGCTGCATCGCTACTGCATCGCCAAAGACTTAGAATGGCCGACCGTTCCCGTCGAAATCTTTGAGGGCATTGGTGACGATGAGGCTATGATCGTTGGGATTAAGGCCAACGCCGTATCCGTCCACCCCAAGCCAGCCGAGTACGCTGCCGCGATTCGCCGCCTTGCCGCCCGCCACCCTGAGTGGACTGTGGGCTACCTTGCAGGGGTATTATGCAAGCCGACCGGGTGGGTCAAAGACCAACTCAAGCTGCTCAAACTGATTGAAGTAATACAGCGGGACGTTGACTCAGGCCGCATAAATCTACAATCGGCCTTCATCCTTTCCTGTTGTCCGAAGTCCTGGCAGACACAATTCCGCGAAGATGCCGCGATGCTTACAACTAGCGAGTTACGGGCCAAGGTCATGCCACTGTTAAGGGCGTACCACCAACGACTTGCATCCGGGAAGATCGACCCGGAACCGCCCGTATTTCAGCCGGTAGCCAGCGTCCGCCCGATCAGAGTATTAAAGGCGGCTCTTGACAAACCGAGCATAGCTGATACAATAGTATTAGACCCTCAATGCGTGACCAAAGCCGACGCCTTCCGTTTGGGAGTAGCGTGGGCATTACGCCTTGACCCTGAATCCGTCCAGCACCAGCGGCTTGTGGCCGGGCGGAAGCAGCAACAAATCGAGGAAGCCGACGCCCGCCGACGAAAGGCAAGGTCAAAACGTGCAGGCGACATGCCGACATTTCCCTTTTCAAGTTCAATCATTCAGTGAGGAAAAGACATGAGCGCAATTGCTACCCTTCCGTCCCTTAGCCAGATTGGTTCCATCGCTGCGCCGGCAAAGGTGCTGGCCGAGTTGACCAAAGCGGGGGACTATCTTGAGCGTATCCAGTTGTTTCAGGGTACGTCGAGCGCCGCGAAACAGAACAAGATTCGTGCCGGGCACTATGGAATCCCCCGGAATAGCGGCGAGGATATTGAGGAACTAGGCGAGCGCATCGACGTACTCGTTGCTGCGGCCCGCGCCAAGGCCCTTGATACCAACGGCGAGACGCCGGTTGCGGCCCACGACCCCGAATCCGCCGAATTCAAGCGGATTAAAGAGCAGGCGGATACCGTCGAGGATTCTGGCTGCATGTACGGCGTGGAGTTTCTGGTGTTCGAGCGGTCCACCGGCAAGTTCTATACCTACTTCGCGGCTGGTGCTTCGGCCCGGCGTGAGGCAGGCAAGATGCTGCCGACCGAGGAAACGGGTATTCGCCCGATTACCATGAGTGTTCGCTTCATTGAGAAGCGGTATTCGTGGCACGCCCCGGTGGCGACGAAGTGTTCAACGCCGTTTACGAACGCTCCCGGACTTGAGGAATTTAAGGCGCAAGTCGAAAAGTTCTTCAAGAGCGACAACGAAGGTGGGCGAGAGGAAGTCAAGCCTGCCGCAGCGAAAGGACGGCGTGCCCGGTAATACGGGTCTGCTGGAAGGTCTGGTTTACGAGTGCCAACCGTTAAGAACCAGTTTAGCCGCCCACGCATTTGCGGGGCGGCACTTTATTGGGGAGTAGCTCAGTTGGTTAGAGCATCGCACTGATACTGCGAAGGTCGTCGGTTCGAGTCCGACTTCCCCGATTGGAGAAACAAATGCCTGCATCGACTAAAGACACAGCACGCGATGCCTCGATTTATACCGGGGCGACACTTAGCGACTTGCTGATGCGGGAGCAATACCCGCGCAGAGCAGCTAGGGTCGCATCCCGTCCAACGCGAGAGTATCTTCACTCAACGACATTGAGCAGCGACCGCGAATACAAGTCGTGGGTCAATGCGACGGTCGGCCAGATTGCAGCCGGTATTAAGGCCGATTACCCGGACGGGTTTGAATGCGTTGAGTTTAGCTACCCGGAGTTGCAAGACCGTTTCCCAGGACAAGCCATTTCGCGGGCACAGGTCATGGGAATCTTCGTCGTGGCCTTGACACACGGCGTCGGGTCGGATAAAATGCAACTGACACTTTTGGTACGGACGCAAGAATGGCAGCAATCGCCGAAGTAATGCCCCTGCATCAAACGCAGGCCGATCATTCAACCCTACTCACGCTTCTCGCCAAGATTCATGGCGTGAGTCCGTCCGCCGTTTTGGATTCGTCCAACCGCCAGTTTACCGAAGCGGCGAAGGCAGTCATTCAACTCTCAGCGGCGGAAGGCCAACACCCCAACGCTGTCAAGGCGTTGCAAAATTCTCATGCGGTCCAGCGGCACTTCCATTATTCGTTCCTTGTTATCTCGCAGCCGGGGGTGTTCGAGGAAGTCATGTTGCTGAATACAGGACTCGCGTTGACGCTCGCTTATCACGACTTTGACCGGCCTGTGTACATTATCTCTGGCACACTCGCCGAGTGGCGGGATGCCGTGGCGGTCGGCTGCGGCGAAGCGGCAACGACCGACCTGCGCTACGTGTTCAACAAGTTGAGCCTCTGGTTCGAGAAGTTGGGCCTTGGCGAAGTGTGGGCAGCGTACCATCGCTACTCCATGCCGGACGGAACATTTAGACTTGAGGGGCCGAAGAATGGTCGATGAACCACTGACACAGACAGTCAAGTTGCAAGTTGGGAACTATCGCTACCCGGTTCAAATGACTTTGAACGGGGACCGGATTGAGTTTCAATTCCGGTACAACAAAGCCATCATGGATGAAATCAAGTCGATGGCGGACGCTCGCTGGCATGGCCGCGACCCGCACCCACGAAAGATTTGGTCCATCCTTGACTGCGAACGCAATCGCTTTCAACTGGCATGGTTGCAAGGTGAGAATCCGTATGAGTGGTTCGAGCAGCCGGTTAAGGAATTCTCCTACGACCGTCCGCTGATGCTGCACCAATGCGATATGACCAACTGCGGTCTGACGTACCACTACCAGCTTTGGGCGGCGGAAATGGGCCTGGGTAAGACTCTCTCTGCGATTGAAGTCGCCGAGCGGTCGGGCCATCCCGACTGGTGGTGGGTCGCCCCGCGTGCCGCATTGAAGGCGGTCGAGCGCGAGCTACGCAAGTGGGAAAGCCGTGTCAGTCCTACGCTTATGACCTACGAAGGTTTGGTCAAGCTAATTGCTAACTGGACGCCCGGCACGGCCCCGCCGCATGGCGTGGTACTTGACGAGTCACAACGAATTAAGACCGCCAGCACAAAGCGGTCAATCTCGGCGTTCCATCTTGCTACGAACATGCGTAGTCATTGGGGCTACGATTCCTTCGTGATTGAAATGTCCGGTACGCCTTCGCCGAAGTCGCCCGTCGATTGGTGGCATCAGGCGGAAGTGGCCTGCCCCGGCTTCCTGCGGGAAGGCTCGCCTTCGTCGTTCCAACGGCGGCTGGCGTTCATGGAGCAAGTCACTACGCTCGAAGGCCAGAAGTTCTGGAAGCAAGTCGGCTGGCGGGACGACACCCGCAAATGCAATCTGTGCGGGCACTACGCCGAATACGAAGCACACGACAAAGTGGCGGCGATGGTCATTGGCAAGGACTACCATCCGTTCCAAGAGTCTGTCAACGAAGTCGAATTGTTGTACGAGCGGCTGCGAGGGCTGGTCGTTATCAAGTCCAAGAAAGACTGCCTCGACTTACCGGATAAGCACTATCGCCAGATTCGCTGCCAGCCCAAGCCATCCATTCTGCGAGCCGCGAAAACGATATTCGAGACTTCGCCCAATACCGTGACCGGCATGACGCTGCTGCGGGAGTTGAGTGACGGCTTTCAATACCGCGAGGAACCGCACGGTAAGAAAACTTGCCCGCACTGTGAGGGCCGCAAGGAAGTCAAGCAATGGGTTGATCCGGCTGACGAAGATCGCGTATTCTCGCAGATAGATTTCCTTGACCCGGAACTACAAGAGGCGCTTATCGAGCGCACTATTCTGTGCCCGACGTGCAACGGCAACGGTGAAATTGACAACATGGTTCGCGTTGCCTTGCGGGTTCCGTCCCCCAAGATCGACGTGTTGAAGGACTTGCTCGACGAGTGTGATGAGCAGGGCCGCATCGTAATCTTCGCCGGGTTCACCGGGGCTATCGACCAGTGCTGCGAGTTGGCACAGAAAGAAAACTGGACCGTCATTCGAGTTGACGGGCGCGGCTGGTCGGTCATTGGACCGGACGGTTCACCGATCAAGCGGGACGCCCTCGACTTATGGGCGGACTTATCAGACACCGAGGAAACACGCCGGGTGGCGTTTATAGCGCACCCTGGCAGCGGTGGCGTCGGGTTGACGCTTACCGAATCGTCAATGGTCGTGTTCTACTCCAACGACTTCAATCCAGAGTATCGTGCGCAGGCCGAAGATCGTATCCATCGGCCCGGCATGGACTATGCGAAGGGAGCAACCATTGTGGATATTTTTCACCTGCCGTCTGATGACCGGGTGTACGAAATCCTCAAGGACAATCGCCGCCTCGAACTTATGTCGATGGGCGAGTTTAGGAATGTTCTCGACGTGGTTAACACGGATTACGACTATTGACAAAACCGAGCGTATCGGTTATAATAATGGTATAGGCCCAAAAGGAACCCACGATGCCCAAACCCGTTCAAGTACCCGACCCGGCATTAGCCGCTCACCTTTACGCTCTTGCAGCCACCGGCTTTAAGGGCACGACCACCGAACTATCCAGTGCGTTAGGGTACGGCACAATGTCGCCCACGTCCGCTGGTCAGTTTGCCGCTCGCGTGCGGGCGAACGCCGAAGTCTTGGCGAATCTCAAGGTGGTTATCACCTTTGTCGCTAAGGGCAACAATAAATACATCACAGTCGAGAAGGCAAAGGGCTATCGCAGCAAGGCCCCTGATTTCGCGGTCGCTTCCGACCAGCCGACGCCAGCCGCCGTGAAGGGGAGCAGCGAGGGCTTCGACCCGACCGATACGCGAGTCGTGGAGTTGGAGTCGGACATTGTTCACTACAAGTCGGAGTTGCGGCAGACAAAGGCGGCACTGTCCGCTGCGAGCCGGGAACACGGCTTGTTCAAAGCCATCGTGTCGGAGTTGGAGCCACGCATCGTGGCGATGAATGGCCTGCCGCCACAGCGCCCGGTCGGCCTCCCGACCCGCGACCTGATTGACGAGCATCTTGTCATTCACCTTTCTGACGGGCATCACGATCAAGTAGTACACCCGCACGAATGCGGTGGTCTTGAGAATTACAACTTTTGGGTGTCATGCCGTCGAGCCGAGAACTACGTCGATTCAATTCTAAGGTGGACGCAGACGACCCTCAGCAACTTCCGCTTTCATCGAGCAACCATCCTGGCCTACGGCGACCATACCAGCGGCGAGATTCATGGAGCGGTCGAGCGGTCCACCTTCCGCAATCAATTCCGCAACTCGCTTGCCATCGGCCAACTGCACGCCCTGATGATTCGGGACATTGCAGCCTTCATCCCGGTCGTGGACATTGTGTACGTCCCCGGCAACCACGGTCGTCGGTCGCAGAAGAAAGACTATCACGGTGCATGGAACAATTGGGACTATCTCGTTGCCGAGACAGCCCGCATGTACTGCCGTGATCTTGAGAACGTGTCCTTCAACATTCCCGACGCCTTCGCTGCGAACGTGGTCATTGAAGGCATCGGCTTCCAGATTGCCCACGGCGACGACATTAACTCGTCGATGGGCATTCCGTGGTACGGCCTACAGCGGCGTGCTGGCCGACTGATGGCTCTCAATTATACCGCGAGCCAGTCCGCTCGCGTCCGATACTTCGTGTGCGGCCACTTCCACAAGCCGGGTAACATCGGTGACATGGACGGCGAGTTGATTGTTAACGGACCTTGGCCCGCCACCGATGCTTACTGTTTCAATCGCTTCTCTGGCTTCACCGAGCCTCAACAACTAATCCACGGCGTCAACGAGAAGTACGGCGTGACTTGGCGACTGCCGGTGAAGCTGCGGTCGGCTGACGAATTGGCCGGGCCGAAGCGGTACAAGATCGACCTTTCCTCAGAGGAAGGATTGGTTCAGGAAATGAGCGGTGCAGAATGAGTACCTTGGATTACGAGAAGTGGCGTCAGCGGCAGTTTCAGTTGGATGCGAAAGACCGCCTCGACGCCTGGGACGAGTTGCACTTCGACGTGCTGAAACCAACCTTCGTCCCTGCTCCTGTGCATGAGCAACTTTTCGTATCGGAAGGTGAGTATCGACGAGACGCCTACGTGAACCGGGGTAAGTAACGTGTATCGCTTCAACAAGCCGCTGCATCAATTCGCGTCCGAGTTGGACTTGAAGGTGTTTTCTCGTAAGCTGTTTGCTGACCCGTTCAACTTGTACAATATCGTGCCGCTGCTGATCGACACGGAAGGCAATCTTTACCAGACGAAGAACCCGCTGATCGTTATTGACCGAACGCCCGGCCAACCGGCGAAGCTGTGCATCTACACGAAATCGCCAGCAACGCGAGCCTTGCGAATAGTTGGGCAAGTCACGGCGGTTCGAGACGCCTACGATTACTTGCCGCCGCAGTACGAAACTCGGCCAAGGGTGGACGGTGAGGGAACATATCAGGCCCGGCTGGACCAGTACCTTGAAATCACACGTTCACGCTTTGATAGCCCACTCGCGGTCATGGCGGGCGACTCCCTGATTCCTCATGTAACACTCTACGTCAATCCTGATTATGGTCTTTGAACTTTTCCCGACATGGCTTAACTGCGGGCTGCTATCCCTGATATGGGTGGCAGCCTTGTTCTATTTGGGCCAGTCGAAGTGTGCTTTCGTTCGGTTGGCGTGCGCCCTGCTTACTGTGGCCGGGGCTATTGGGTTCGGCTTCTATTACGGGCTGTACTACGGATGCCTAAGCTAAGCAATGAATACAAAATCATCGACGTTCCTGCGGAACTTGTGTATGTCGATTCCGACTGGAACAGCCGTGGAGATTTCACGGAGCAGTCGATTCTTGAGTTGGCTCAAGAAATCGAAGCGGACGAGCTACAAACGCCGCCACAAGTACAACCGGCAAGCGACGTGCTGGCCGGTTTACCAGCCCCGTTTCAGTACCGGCTCATTGTCGGCTTTCGACGGTTCGCCGCTGTCACCCGCGTACTTGGGTGGAAAGTTGTTCCTGCCTTTCTCGTCACCGGATTAAGCGAGCAGGAAGCCCGCGAACGGAATCTAATCGAGAATATCGAGCGGGTTGACTTGACGGTGATGCAACAAGCCACCGCCATATCCAAAATGTTCCCGGCAGGTACGTCCGCCAGCGAAATTTGCCGCCGCCTAAAGAAATCGAAGGGATGGGTACATTTGCGGCTAGCGCTGGTGCAGATGCCCAAAGAAATTCAGGATGCTGCTATATCCCGCGAATTGGAAGCTGGCGATATTATGCGGCTGTCACGTCTGCCGCCCGAAGAACAACTACGCAAGCTGCGGGAGTTTCGGGAGTTTGCCAAGAACTACGTCTCGCCAAAGACACACCACAGGCGATTGCGGCCACGGATGGATATGATGGATGGGAAGGGCCGAAAGAGCCGGGCGGAAATGCTGGCTAAGATGGTTGAGATAACTGACCAGATTGGAGAAGGCCCCTGGACTTGGGCGTTAGCCTGGGCCGCTGGCAAACTTTCCGAAAAGGACTTGGATTCCGCTATTGACAATTGTGCCGACCTGTGGTATAATAAAACTGATGGGACTAATGACTGAACACGAACCAGCCGACAATCGAAAGTTGGACGCCTGGAAAGAGTTGGCCGACGCACAAAGCAACCTGCTTGTGTGCTACCGACTGAATCGCAGACCGACCGAGAGGCTGCTTGACCGGCTGCAACGGGCCAAAGACGTGCTGCGGGAATTGGGAGAGTTTGCACGATGAAACGAATCTGGCTTGATTCCGAAACGTGCGGCTTGTACGGCCTGCCTGTGATTCTACAGTACAAGGTAGAAGGCGGCGAGATTGTGCTGTATGAAATCTGGAAGCACACCGTTGGTGAAACCCTTGACCTTATCGAGTGGATTTGCGAGCATGGTGTCGTTGGATTCAATCTGGTGTTTGACTGGTTCCATATCTGCAAGACTTACACCATCTTGCGGCAATTCCCACGCCACCTGATTCCAGAGAACATCATCAACGATATTGGCGAAGCTGAGGCGACGGGCCGCGATGGGCCGTGCGTGAAGCCTGCGTCCGCCTTGGACCTTTTGCTTTACTCTCGCAAAGGCCCGTACCAATCCCTCATGGCACGCGAGGATATTCGCATCCGGCGTGTGCCAACCGTACTGGCGTACCAACTCGCCGAGGAACTTGAGCAGCGTGTCGAAATCGACGGCATCTACTTCGCTCGCCGACACGACAAGTCTGCCCCTCGCTGGAACGTGTACGACATTCCGAACATCGACCGGACGGGCATCAATCCCGACTTCAAGGATATTGTTCTCAAGTTTCATCCGGCAGGCGGTTTGAAGTTTCTGGCGGAACACGCTTTGGGCATTAAAGACACCACGCACTTCTCGGAAATCGAAGTTGACCGCAAGCACTTGCCGATTGAGTTAGGCTACGCCCCGTACTGCACCGCCATTAGCGAGCGGTCGGATACATGGAACGTGTATGACAACGACGGCGTGTTTAAGGGCCGCACTTGGCCCGGCAAGATCAAATATCATATCGAACATTGGGCCACGCATGAGAAGGCCCGCGAGTACGCCCGTAAGGACGTTGTGTACACCGAGGGACTGGACCGGCATTGGGGTTCGCCCGAACTTGGCGACGACGACAGCGTGTTAGCCTGCATGGTCGCCGCCGTCCGTTGGCGTGGCTTCAATATCGACATTGAAGGCTTGAAGGAATTGCGGACTTCCGCTTCTCGCCGGACTGTGGGCAAGCCGCTCTCGCCCGGTGATGCGCGGGCCTACCTGCGGGAAGTCATGGACGAGTCCGAGTTTACGACGACCATTCGAGACACGACCGGCAAGGTCATGCTGGAAAAGATTGCTCACTGGCCGTGCGACTGCTGCTACGATAACACCGGCAAGACTTGCCCGCCCCAAGCCGACTGCGAGTTATGCGGTGGCACTGGCAAGCACAAGGCAGCCGAGCGGGCCAGCGAAGTGCTGGATGGTCGTAAGGCTGTAAAGGAAGTCGAGCTATACGACAAGCTGCTGACGGCGGGCCGCTTCCATGCGAGTCTCAACGTCATTGGTACGCTCTCGTCCCGTATGTCTGGTGCTGACGGATTGAACCCGCAAGGCATCAAACGCGAGGCATGGGTGCGTGGTCGCTTCCCGCTCGCGGGCGAGGGGTACATTCTGTGCGGCGGTGACTTTAGCAGCTTCGAGGTTACGCTGGCTGACGCCTGCTACAACGACCCGCAACTCCGCAAGGACTTGGAAACGGGCCGGAAGATTCACGCTGAAATGGCAGCGTTCCTGTACGGGCATACATACGAAGAAATTGTCAATGGCGTTAAGGCCGAAGCCGCCGCTGCGGCAGCCGAGGAAGCTGCGGCCAAAGCCGAGGGGCGGGACATGAGGCCCACGCCCTCGACATTCACGACGTACTACTCGAACGGTAAGCAAGCGGTGTTCGCCTTGATTTACGGCGGCGACTACGGCACGATTAGTCGAAAGCTAGGCGTCGATGGGGTGACGGCAGAGAAGGCGTACATCGCGTTCCTCAACCGCTACCCGATGATTGCTGTCGCCCGCAAGAAAATCTTTGATATGTTTTGCTCGATGCGGCAGGACGGGGGCATCGGAACGGAGATTACTTGGCAAGACCCGGCTGATTACGTCGAGTCTCTGCTTGGCTTCCGCCGCTATTTCACGCTCGAAAACAAAATCTGCGCGGTGCTGTTCCAGTTGGCGCAGAACCCGCCAGAGTCTTTCCGAAAATGTACCTTAAAGGTGATGCGACGTGACCGCGTACAAACTGCTAGTGGCGCTACGGCGTCTGCAATCTATGGAGCAGCGTTCCAGATTCAGGCTGCCGCGATGCGGGCCGCAGCCAACCATGTCATTCAGTCAGGTGGAGCAGAGATTACGAAGCACGTCGAGCGCAATGTTTGGGATTTGCAGCCCGTTGGTATCGGCGAGTGGATTGTTGCACCGCTTAACGTGCATGACGAAATCCTGTCGGTGACGAAGCCGGAATATGCAGACGAAGTGGACAGCATCGTTAAGTCCACCGTCGAATCCTATCGCCCCAAGGTTCCGTTGATCGGTATATCGTGGGGCAAGAACCTTTCATCCTGGGCGGATACTCACTGATGTACATGGACGAACAAGCTGCCGTGCAGATGAAAATTATCCGCTTCATAATGCTGGCGGATAATTACTGCACGCGCATCGGCCAGGATATTCCACTGGCCCCGGCAGAAGCATTAGCGTACAAATCCATTTGTGACTTCATGCGTTCGCACGCGCGAATGATGGAGTTGCATACACTCATTGCCATCAACAGACTTGAAAGGGAACTTTATGGCGAACAACCCCCGCTCGAACGCCGCGACGACCAGCCTTCGCGGAGAGTGGCTGAGCGCTCTGACGGACAAGCAAATCCGAGCGCTCGCAAGCCAGAGGAAGATGACGGATTGGGCGACAGCCCCGGTGGTGTCCCTTGTGGGTAGGCTGCTCACAATCGAGAACATCATGGAGCCAGTGCGGGCATGAACCCATTTCGCTTCCGTAATCGCCACGGACCAGAGTGGCATATTCAGCAAATGCTCATTGAGTATTTGTCTGTGCGGGAGTGGTGCGTTGAAGTCACCAACGGTAATATCTATCAGGTCGGGTTCCCCGACCTGTATCTTGCGCACGCCAAGTATGGGACTCGATGGGTTGACGTTAAGAACCCGGAGCGGTACACGTTCACTCCCGCACAACGAATCAAGTGGCCGCTGTGGGACAGCTTCGGTGTAGGGATTTGGATTTTGACCGCCGCGAACAAGGACGAGTACGACAAGCTATTCGGCCCGCCCAATTGGAAGTCGTACTGGAAAGACAAGTGGACCGAGGATGCTAAGCGGGCCAAGAATCTTGTGGAGGATTTGAATAGTGCCGACGATTAAACCCTGGCCCCATATCGCGCTTAGGAAGTCCCCGGTAGCTTGGGGCTGCCTGCCGACTTCGTTCTCAATGGCGACCGGCATCCCGTATGAAGAATGGGTTGCCGCCATTGGACACGATGGCAGCCAAATCATATTCGAGTACCTGCCCGACCCGACACGTCGGCGTGGCTTCCACCCGCAAGAGTTGATTCGGGCCGCGCTTGGCTTTGGTATCTCGGTCACGGAATTGCAAATCAACCCCATCACGACCACGGATGGACGCAATATGTTCCCCATAATCTACAAGGACGGGAACGTGGCAGCGTTTATGGACATGCTGAGGGGCCAGCGAGCGGTTATAGCGGGTATAACGAATGTAGGAATTGGTCATGCCTGCGCGTTCGATGGCGACCTATGGCTGCGCTTCGATTCCGCCTGTAACGAGCCTGTACCACTTTGGGATGGTACGTTTACACCTTCCTACGCATATCTTCTACACCATTTGACAGATTCCGAGAAGGTGGTATAATTGAGCAATGGGTTTCACTAAGATACAAGCCGTGTCCTTCCAGCACCCTTTGTGGGCTGAGACGATTTCACTCAGCGAGGAAGATACCGTTGAGTTAATCGAGCGGCATCGTAAGGGCCGGAAGTTGGCGGGACAGCAATTAGTGAAAGGCCACTTGGCCCTCGCCCTCACGATTGTCGGGCAATACGTCGCGCTATTCAAGAGCCGGCGATTTGTTGACGACTTTGTGAGCGCCGCTATGGTCGGGCTGGCCGATGGGGTGGAGAAGCTACGCGAACCGCCAGACGGAAACGACAATCCGCAGGCCATTATCGCAGCCTTCATACACCGGGCTATTACGGATTACATCGAGTCATTGCCGACTGTTAAAGTCCCAAGCCGCTCAGAACGGCGAGGCAAGGCAATACCAACTCGCGTGTATGACGATGCCGAAAACGAAAGGCTGATTGACTCCGGCGTGCTGGAAGAAATTAGCCCTGTCGAAGAAATGATCGACAGCGTAGTACAATCAGAACTTGAAGCTAACATTGTTAGGCTTCGAGTCGAAGGCTATACCGACGACGAGATTGGAGCGGAGTTAGGTTATAGCCGACAGACGGTGCAAGTGATACGGCAGGATTTGCATGAACGCCTGAAAGTCCTTCTGCCGGAAAGGAAGCCACAATGAAACCGAAACGACGCAGGCCGTCCAAACGGGCGCAGCGAGTGAGCGTTATGCTTGGCTTAGTGCCAATCCAACGCCCCAAGTCTGACCCAATTCGACGCAAAGCCGAGCAGCTTCGCCCCGTTGTCAAGAGAAAATAATCTCTTGACAGCGGCGGGTAATGGTGTATAATTCAGATATGCCAAGCGAACAAACACTCGAATTTACAATCCAACATAACCCTGCTTGGGAGGAAGCCAGAAATGCGTTTCAGGCTCAAGCCCAAACCCTCGCCGAAGCAGCACGCGCATATCGCGGCTTCTCGAATTCGTGGGGCAATTGGTCAGATTTAGACCGCGAGGAACAAATGCCACAGCCGGTAGCCAATGCTCACACAATTACCTTTACGTCGGCCCGATCTGTTCGCGGCACGCAACAGGCGGCGGCGGTTCTGCGAACCTTCTCTATTGAGAAAGCTGAACAAGCGCTGTATAATCAGGGCTACACCCAATGCCAGATTCTCTACGAGATTCCTGGCCCGTACACGGATGCCGCAACTGTCGGGGCGGTTGAAGTATTCCTTGAGGATGGCGTGCAAGATGGGCAGCGGAGAATTTTCACGTTTAGGGTTCGGTCGGGCGAGTTGATGGTTCACCGGATGCTGACCGAAGCAGAGTACACTCACGAATTGCGGCGGCATAGAGGCAGCACGGAACACTTTTACGCTGCACAAGTTGATGGGCGTCGTCGTCTGTCGGCGAAGTTGCTGTCTGGCGGTGCGGAGCAATACCAATTGCTGCTCGCTATCGCGGACGATGACACGTTGCGACAGGCTATGACCAGCAAGGAATTCAGGCGGGCAATGGCTACGCCGGAAATGCGAGCCAGAGCCGCTTCGGCTCGAATGGATGGCGTGCGTGATGCCCGCCGACGCACCGTGCCTCAGTGCGGAACATCAGCACCCGATAGCGACCGTGGACAGCGTGCGGCTAATGCCGTGCAGCGCCGCCCACGACGCAGCCGCCCGGAATTTCCTGGCCCTCGACGGCAAGCCGAAGATCGTACCGCCCGTTTGAGGGTGGGCGGTGTGGTCCCGTCCGAGCGCCTGCAAGTCCGTGGTGGTGACGTGGCAATGACCTTCATCGACGAAGAAAGCACAAGGTTCTAATCAATGTCAGCGTTCCTTCAACTAGCACACAAATACGAAGCCGACCGATACGAAGTGGCGGGGTGGTACGCCAGCGAGAAGCTGGATGGCACACGCTGCTTTTGGGACGGCGGACTGACCCGCGACCGGGCGACTCCCGCTGTGCCGTGGGCCAATCTTGACAAGTCATATAAGCCGGTGGCGACGGGTCTGTGGTCCCGCTACGGCAACGTGATTGCAGCACCGGACTGGTTCTTGAACCAGCTTCCTTGCTTTCCTCTCGACGGCGAACTATACGCCAACTCTCTTGAGGAAGGCCGGTCGGTACTCGGCGAACACGAAGCTGACCCGGAAGCGTGGAAGGCGGTAAGCTATGCCGTCTTTGATTCGCCACCGTTGCCTTCGGTGTTCAAGACACGCCGAATCAACGACCCCAACTTCCAGAAGAATATCAGCTTCTCGGATATTGAGGCTTGGATGAAGAATTCGATTGACGACTCCATCCTGGCCGAGTATGTATCGACGCCGCCCGAAGCGACGTTCGAGGAAACGCTGGTGTTTCTCAACGAGAATCTTGAATCCGAGGGGCGCATCTATTTGCACCATCAGACGAAGCTGGACCTTGACGAAGAACGGGCACGCAAGCAACTCGATGGGCTGTTCCGCAAAGTCACGTCGGCTGGCGGCGAGGGGCTGGTTGTTCGTCACCCGCACACTTGCTACGAGCCGAAGCGGAGCCGCAACGTCCTAAAGTACAAGCCACTCGACGACGCCGAAGGCGTACTGGTCGGCTTCACGTCGGGCCGCAAGACGGGTAAGGGGTCGAAGCACCTGGGCAAGATCGGTGCGCTCATCCTAGACTACGGCGGGAAGCGGCTGGAACTTTCCGGCCTGAACGATGCCGAACGAGAGTTTGCCACGCCCGCAATGACGGCGTTCGCCTCTGAGCATCCTGGGGTTGACATGCCTGCCGATTTCCTTGGCAAGCATTTCAAACTAGGACAACAAATCACGTTCACCTATTGTGGCCGGTTCACGAACAAGGGTCTGCCTAAAGAGGCCCGCTACTTTCGAGTGAGGGCCGAGGAATGACAGTCCTGCTATTCTATCAAGAGCTAACGCACGACGGGCCGACTGGCTTTTACGAAGCCCCGGACGATATGGTTGTGCGGCTAATCAACGACTGGATGAAGGCGTGGCCTTACGGTAAGGTCGTCGCCATGACTCAACCCACGTTCCGACAGACCGTTTGGTATCGGTCGTTTGTCGAAAAGGGTTGGGGCGTTATGACTTATACCCCGGAGAGCAACAATGTCAGCAACTCGCCAGCAAGTGTATGAAGCAATCGACACAGAGCGTGCGTATCAGGACTATCGGTGGGGTAGTGACGCCGGCCACCGTAAGGGTCGAACGATTGATGAATTCGCCCTGTACCTAGACGTGTACGTGGGTAAGTTGAAAGTGCTTGCCGCCACAACCGGCGATAAAGAGCAAGTGACAGAGAAGTGCGATTTGCTGAGAAAGATAGCGGCCCTTGGGGTGTCTGCTATGGAACACCACGGAGCGCCACAGCGCGCGGGATTTGAGAACCATGCAGTTTGACATTCTTAGCTACGACCCGGAAGGCACGCCGCCGTCGCTGTGTATTTCATACGACGGTTCGGACCAGTGCCACTACGTTCACAAGGACTATCCCGGCCCTTGTCGGACGCTAGTACGGCTCTGCCTGCTGCGATTGTATGACAGCGATTTGCTAGTCTCCACACACGCAATCCAGTGCTTCCAAGAATTGCAAGCGTTGGGCAGGCCCAATCCGAACGGAACAATTTACTTGCGTCACAATCCTGCTGCAACGTCGCTGCTCGATGCGCTAAGTCGCTTCGCGCGGGATAGCGGCCCGACTCTCTACACCCCTCAATTCCCGGAGTGACAATGCTTTGGATTGCCAACATTCTGATCGTCCTTGGCTTGTGGCTCATTGGCTACAAGTGGCGTAACGCCTTCCTGTTCAGCATCGCGGGCGAAGCGCTATACACACTGGTAGCTTGGGAAACCGGCCAGACCGAACTATGCTTTATCTGCGTCGTGTTCTGCCTGCTGGCTTTCCGTAACTGGTGGCTGTGGGGTAAGAAATGAGATTCTACTTCGACACTGAGTTTCTGGATGATGGCAAGTCCATCGACTTAATCAGTATCGGCATCGTCAATCAAGACGGGAAAGAATACTATGCTGTCTCTGGCGAGTTTGATGAAAGCCGGGCAACTGATTGGCTACGCAGTCGCGTTCTTGCTCATATACCGAGCCGACTGGTCCGTAAATCAAGGGCGGTAATAGCCGCCGAAGTGTCGGATTTCCTGCACGGTCCTGGCCTATGGGACAAGGCGGAATCGCCGGAGATTTGGGGCTGGTATCCGGCCTACGATTGGGTGGCGCTGTGCCAGCTTTACGGCCCAATGATCGGGCGACCGGCCCACTTCCCCAAGCGGCCTTTGGACTTGCGGCAAGAGCTAGACCGTGACCCGGCCTTTATTCGACCCAAGCAGGATGGTACAAAGCATAATGCCCTGGAAGATGCCAAGTGGGTCAAAGCCTGTCACGAAGCCTGGGTGGACGCCCTGCGATACAAGGGGCCTTGGGGTGAGACTCAGCAGTTTCCTAGCTACGTCCCCCTGGGAGCGGGGTCGGACAACCCGCTTACCCACGTACCGCGCGGGGCACAAGGATTGTAGGGAATAGGTATTGACAAGATCGACTGTATCGGCTATAATAAGGATATAGCCTTTACCGGAGCCATTTAATGCGAAAGCCGAAGTTCCTCAGTCCGTCGTCGTTGGGTCGTTTCGAGGAAAATCGAGACGAATTCTATTTGACATATCTCTGTGAGAATCGCCCGCCGAAGATTCCGCAGACGCCCCCAATGAGTGTGGGGTCGGCCTTCGATGCCTACTGCAAGTCGGAGTTGTATTGGAGGGCCTTTGCCCGGCGTGACGAGAAGTACACGTTCGATTACCTGTTCACCCGGTCGGTCGAGCCGCACAATCGGGACTTCGCGGTTGACGCCGGGAAGTATATCTTCGACTCCTACGTTCAATCCGGTGCGTTCGCGGCTCTTGACGCTTTGCTGCAAGAGAGCGACCGTCCGCCGCAATTCGAGTTTGAGATTGAGCAAGTGATCGACGGCGTGCCGCTGCTTGGCAAGCCAGACTGCCGATTCTTCCACAAGTGCGGCGTTCACGTCATTTTCGATTGGAAAGTCAATGGCTACTGCTCCAAGTATCCGACGAGTCCCTGCAAGTATTATTCACTGGTTGCGGACGGCTGGACCGCTGACCGTGCGAAGCCGAGTCGAGGGGCAGGCAACCCCCATCCCGAATACCGGGCGGTCGATCATCGCGGCCTCACAATCCACGAAGGCTTCCTTGAAGAAAGCAATATCGAGTGGGCCGATCAACTATCGACCTACGCCTGGATGCTTGGCGAGCCTGTAGGCGACGAGAACGTGGTTATGGCTGTTCACCAAATCGTTGCCAAGCCGGTCGCAGACCAGCAGCCGTTGCTGCGTGTTGCCGCCTTCTCCGCCCGCGTGTCGGGCGCTTGGCAGCGTGGACTTAGCCAGCGGTATCAAGCCGCTTGGAAAGCAATCGAGAACAATCATATCTTCACCGACTTGACGGTTGAGGAAAGCCGTGAGCGATGCGAGTTGCTGGACGCTCAAGCCTCAGCCATCACGCAGGACACTCCCGAAGGCCGATACTTCCTTGAAGTCACCCGATGATTCCTGGCGACACGATGTTCCGAATGGTTTATCGGGCTATTCACACGGAAGGCCCGAAGCCGACACCACTTCCGAATAGGACTAAAACCGGCGTGAACGAAGAAAAGATCATTGCGGCTTGGGAGAATCAGAAGCATCGTGGCAGTATTGACGGGCTGTTGCCGATTGCCGTTTACGGCGAAGCCGAGAATCCTAGCTGCGGGGACGTGGTGAAACTTGACATTCTCCCGACCGATGGTATAATTGTGGATGCAAGGCATAGTGGCCGTGCGTGCGTGCTGTGCGAAGCCGGAGCGGAAATGCTCTGTGAGTCCTTGATCGGCAAGTCGCTCGCTCAAGTGGCCCGGCTGACGCCCGCCGACATGCTGGCCCTGTACGAAGGCACGCCAATCCCGGTGCGCCTGGGTTGCTGCCTACTTCCATTGAAGGCGCTAAAACAATGCTTCGAGTGACTACCGAAACCGGGTCGATTTACGAAGTTGACCTAGTACATTTACGTGCCCGGCGTGTGACCGGGGACGCCTCAACTGTGTCCAAGAATGCGGCTGACGGCGAGTGGCGTAACTTCATCCGAATTGATGGGCCGGTTGTTGGGGAGCGGCTCAATATCTTTTGGGATGGAAAGTTGTTCGGGAAGGCCCGGTCAACGTCGCCCGTAGTGAGCATTGAGAACACGAATGAACCCGTTGCAATGGTGGAAAACTAACGTGAGTTTGCACTTACGAAATGCTGAACCGCAAGACACTGTTCATTTGATGCAGATTGATGTAAAGGGCTACGACAACGCTTGGGACTTGGAAGATTGGCGTAAACTCGCCAATGACCCGGCTCAAAACGCAATCTGTATTACGAGACATTCCCTTCCCATCGCCTTCACTGCCTATGAGATTGATGGCAGCCAGTTAAAAGTGCTGCGATTGTCAGTCACGCCAAAGTATCGGCGACAAGGCTTAGGCAAGTCGATGGTGGGATGGATTGACCGTTTGATGCGAGACAAGCGCATGAAGCGGGCAACGTGCATCGTTCCCATTAACAACCTTATCGCGTGCAACTTCCTGAAAGCAACCGGCTGGAAGGTTCCGCCCAAGGGCGGCATCATGCAGGCAGCGTTTGATGATTGCGGTACGCCGATTGAGGGCCTTTTCTTCATAAAGGAAGCACCACCATGATTCGCTACCCCTAACTCGCGTCCGATCAACCGTTCAACTAATCGGAGATACCAATGAAGTACGTGATTCCAACCGTGTTGATGCTCGCTCCATTGTGTCCGCACACCGGACTGTCTGGCTTCACCGCTTTCGCGGTGTTCGCAGTCGGCGTTGTATTCGGCCTGATGGCATACGGCAAAGACGATATGCCCTACATTGTAGGCTAAGCCGAGGATTACATGGCAGACAATCAACAACAGCCAAACAACAAAGAGTCCGCAATCGCGGCCTTCAATGCTTTGAAGGACGCAGACGTTTCCCGCCACCTACTCACGGCGACTGGCGAAGTGTGCCAAGCGTTAGGGGTGACGGTCAAACAAGACGTGCAACTTTATGACGCTAACACACGCTCGCCTGCGGCGTTAGTCGTTGCAATCAGGCGGCTTACGATGGTATTAACGGCCATTGTAAACCGCGAGCAAGTCCCGCCCGCAATGTTGCTGGCGGCGTTCGGTAAACAATCCCTTGAATCGAAGGAACCCACGAATGAAGCTGATTCTCACTAGCATCGCAGCTACCGTAGTTGCGCTGGCACTGTCGGTTACGTCGGCCTTCGGCCAGGGCGGTCCCACCGCCCCGACCACTGGCGGCGTCGTACAAACTTTGCAAGACACGTCGGTAACAATCCGCGCTGGCCGCTCGCAAGGCTCAGGCACGTTGTTCACCCGCAAGCTGGACGGCGGCGATACCGTCACGTTCGTCTGGACGGCGGCACACGTTGTTGACGGCTTGAAGAAAACCCGTAGCGTCATTGACCCGGATAGCGGCACGCCCCGCCTGTTGGTCGAATTCGAGGATGCCGAAGTGGTCCGCGAATTCACCGAGGAAGGCCGACGCATCGGCGAAATGAAGTTCAACGCCCGCGTGGTTCGCTATAGCAACGCGAGTCAAGGCGAGGATTTGGCGCTGCTTCTCATTCGGCGTAAGAACTACGTCGGCGAGAACATTACGACCAGCTTCTATCTGGACGAAGCCATCCCGCCAATTGGCACTGAGTTGTACCACGTCGGCAGTCTCTTGGGCCAAGTCGGTAGCAACTCGTTGACTACAGGCGTTGTGTCCCAAATCGGTCGCGTGCTAGACCTGGGAGCCAACGGCGTCATCTTCGACCAGACTACCGTGACTGCCTTTCCCGGTTCGTCTGGTGGCGGCGTGTTTCTCAAGAGCGACGGTCGATACGTCGGCATGTTGGTTCGTGGTGCTGGCGAGCAATTCAACTTCACGGTCCCTGCCCGCCGCCTAGTCGGTTGGGCCAAGAAAACCGGAGTTGAGTGGGCCATTAACCCCGAAGTCAAGCTGCCGTCTCTGGACGAGATTTCCAAGATCAAGGTTGAGGATACGGGAGCCACGTTCAAGGCTGCCGCTGCGGATAGGAAACCCGCACACGGCGACTCGGACGAGGAAGCCTATCCCTTCCTGATCGGTCAGACACCGGAAGCAATCGCCTTCGAGAAGGGTTTTGCTGCCGGAGTCATTAACAACAATCAGAAGCCGACGCCTGCTGGCGGTTCGATTCTGCGTTCGCTGTTTACGAAGTAAGCGCTGCCCGGTGTGTGCTGTAGGCCCCTGGCTTCGGCCAGGGGCCTCCCCTTTTGGAGAAACAAATGTTACGAGTGTTCAATGCCTTTCAGATTACGACGCTGTTTGCGTCGATGCCGTACCTGATCGCATGGCTTTACGGGAATCCGTTTCCGTTCAGTCTTGCGGCCTTTTACACCGCGATAGTGGCGTACATCGTTCTGTACATCTGGCATATCGCGGCGCTCGCCGACACCTTTGGAGATTGGAAGTTCTAAGCCATGAGCGCACTGTTCGAGAAAACCTTTGTCCTGTTGAAGCCGGACGCCATCGAGCGTGGCCTGATGCTGCCGCTACTCAGCGAGCTATGCTTCTCGCCCGTCAAGGCCCGGCTGTTCACCCCGTTCCGGGATATTTGGGGCTTCCATTATCAGGAACACAAGGGCAAGGACTTCTACGAGCGACTGGTCGCGCATATGAGCAGCGGCCAAGTGTTTGCCATGATTGTCGGCGGTGTTGATGCTGTCCATTTGGCCCGCGAGCGAGCATTGTCGCTGCGGGCGAAGTACGGCGGCGTCGGCCCTCGCAATCTCATTCACACGTCCGATGGTGTGGAGTCCGCCCGCTACGAAGTCAATCTTTGGGAGCCGAATCTGTGAAACTCTACCGTCGCTATATAAACGAATCGTATCTTGAAGCCTCACGGATGGTGGTTGAGCGGCCTTTGCTGCTTGGCTTCCTCGCGTGGCTCTGTGCCGCGTTTGTCGTTCCGTGTTGGCTTCTCTTTCAACTCTCAATCGCGCTTGCGTTCCTGCCGCTGTTCTTGCTCCGCAAGACCCGGCACGGTATTCAGCGCCTACGTGGAAAGGAATTGTCGTGAAGTACGCCTTACTTGCCCTCGCATTTCTGTGCGGCTGCGCCGCACAGGCCCGCCCTGCGGAAGCCGAACCAAAGACGATGGAGCATGTTCAGACGCTTGCTCCCAACGTCAGATATGAGGAAATGGACAAGCACCGGCAACGCAACATTCAGCTTGCAGCTATCGCTCAAGAGTTAGCCGAGCGAATGGCTACAAACAAGACGTTGTTGCATACAGACCTGCAACAGCACGTCAAGCTGTACGGTGTGCTGGCTGAGAACGTGGCCTTTGCTCAATCGCTTGACGGCGCTTACGCTATTTGGTTCCGTTCAAGCGAACACCTTGGCAACTATAACGGCCCATTCAAATACTACGGAATCGGCAAGGCCGATGGTATTGGTGGGACGTACTACTGCATCATTTACTCGTCGAGGATTCCGTGGTAAGATTCATTCTCGGCTTCCTCGCGGGTTGTGCGTTCACAGTCGCCGCCATCTATGCACTGGTTGCGTGGCTGGCGGCTAATGGATGGAATGGTATCCAATGAAAGATGACCGTTATCAATTCCAGCCGTGGTACATTAAGACGTACCGCTGGCTGCGCTACGTGCCGTTCTACTCCTGTTGGGGCCTGTATGCTGTGGGCCGCTGGTGGCTGTTCGATGGCACTATCGAGACAATCAATATGCGGGACGGCTATCCGGCGAATCAACCGCCGCCACCAAACCGCATCATTCCGCTGTTTGACAGCAAGTGGGAGCAGGCTGTGTCTATCTTCCGCCGCTTTAAGTCGATGGCGGGGATGAAGATGAAGCACTATTGGACGTTGCAGGAAGTCCTGACAGACGTTCGGAGCCGAATGAAGTGAGCAAGTACCGAGTCATTTGCGCCCGTGCAGAAGATGCGCTCCCGCTGGTCGGCGAGTTTGACACTTGCTTTGCAGACCCGCCAGACGGTATCAAGCTGAACTACGACGTGTTCAAGGACCGTTGGGCTAGTGATGCCGAGTACGCCGAGTGGCTGGTCGATACGACCGCCCGGCTGCTGGAAGTATCCAAGACCGTGTGGGTGTCGTACAACTCGCGGCACGACATTCGGTACAAGCATGAGCTAATCGAGAACCCCGACCCGGCGCTTAACAACGTCGAAATGAAGCCGTTTGTCCAGACCTTCACGTTCGGGCAATATCGTGGCGGGGACTGTGCCAACAATCACCGCCCTCTGCTGCGGCTGCGGCATAAGCGAGCGCCGCTCTATCCATCCAGAATCAAGGTTCCATCTTGGCGTCAATTGAACGGCGACAAGCGGGCCGCTAAAGGCGGGCGTGTGCCCGGCGACGTGTGGGACTTCCCGCGAGTGACCGGCAACAGCGCTCAGCGCCGGACTTGGCATCCAACACAGCTACACGAAGGGCTGGTTGATCGGGCGCTTAGGTTCACTACGCCGCGCGGCGGCAAAGTCCTTGACCCGTTCGGCGGCACAGGCACTACCCTGCGAGTCGCCAAGGCGCTTGGCTTCTCATGCACCCTGATTGAGCTAAGCAGGAACTATTGCCGCCGCATTTGCAAAGAGAATAACGTGCCCATGTACGAAGTCGTGGGCGGGAGGCTACGGCGATGCGAATAGTAGAGTGTGCGGACTGCGGCGAAGTGCATACCAACACTCCGCAATTCTACTTCGAGGGTATGCCAGCTTGCGCTTGGTGTATGAACGCCAAGGACCAAATCACTGACGAGCAGTTACACCGACTGCTGCGGGAGGCTGTCGATGCTCAGAGTAACCGTTGAGATATGGCCGTTTGGCTCGAAAGCCGCTAAGCGGACGCTTGGCGTGGCTGAGATTGCCAACGACGCCACCGGGTCAAAGACAAAGGGAAACTATAACTACCGGCTGTACGATGCCGGTGGCAAGTTGTGGAAGTCGGGGCGAGTCGAGGATTTTCCTCGCCAGTGCCTACTAGCCTTCGACTTGTTGTATCGGGCACTTAAAGACGCGATTGGAGAACGAAATGGCAACTGATGTTACTGGCCGCGAAATCAAGGTCGGCCAACGACTCGCGTATCCCGTTCGTAAGGGGTCGCGCATGTGGCTTTGCACCGCGCGTGTCGAGGGTATTGTGAATGGCGCAGGCGGCTACACCGTCCACGCCCGCAATCCCGAAGGCCGGTCGGTCAAGATTACGTCACTGGAACGCATCGTAATTCTGCCAGAAGGGACGCCGAAATGAGTTTCCCGCCCGTTGACTGCGACGGCACGCCGTTTCAATGCGGCGATAGCGTGCAGATTATAGAGGTTGAAGGGGAGAAATTCAAATTGCGGACTATGCAGGTTATAGGACTTGAGCAGTCCGGCGATATTTGGATACTCACCGGCTTGACACCCTATGGAACGCGGGTTACAATTAAAGGTGTCGAGCATGTCCGCAAATGCCGATTTGAGATTCCCCAACTACAGGAAGGCGTAGATGCTACTGCAAAGCAAGACGGGACCGATTAGCATTGGGGATGCCCTTGACGTGATTAGCGGTTTCGGCGAGGGCAAGGAACACGTCGAGTACGCCGGGCAATGGCGTACCGTTGACCAAATGCACCGGCTGTTCAGGGACTTAAACTCCCTGGACGCTCCTGCCGACAAGGTTCGCCTTTTGTTTTGGGGCGGGCCACCGGCACAAGAGCAATGGTACAAGGCGTCTTTGCGGACATTCATGCTTGACAAGGTGTTTCGTTTCGAGGCGTTCGAGACGAAGTGGGATATGCTCATTGACTTCATGCACGAAGTCCAGGGCAACAAACCAGTCAAGGTCGAAGCATGAATCCTATCGTTTGGACACACGGCTATTGGAAGGAACGCAAGGGCGGTCGGGCCAAAGTTTGGACTGGCAACCGGGGCGCTGACGAGACTTACGAGATAACTTTTCGTGAGGAATACTACGGCGTCACCGTGCCACCACCGCACTATCAAGCCAGCGTGAAACGCAAGCAGCCAAACGGCGACGTTTGGAGTTATTTTGTTGAACCACACAAGCGCTTTAAGACCTTGAAGGCCGCACAAGCCGCTTGTGAAAAACACAGGAAAGAAACATGCCTCTCTATGAATACGCCTGCAAGTGCGGGCACACAACGGAAGAACTCGAACCCACGCCGGGAGAAGATCGTAAATGCCCTGCGTGCGGGAAAGCCAAAGGACTCAAGCGAAGCATCAGCCAAGTCCGCAAGCCTCAACTTAGAGGCTCGCTTGTCCCGCAATACCCGTGGCGTGTCCGAAAAGGCCGAGGATACTAAGCTGACGTACAGCGAGTATCAGTCGATTCGACGGATGCTCGAAGGCACGCCGACAACCGTGGCTGGCGCTATGATGGCGCTCGGCATCCCCACTGGTAAAGCACCTATGCCAGAAGTTGAGGCGGTAATGGCCGACATGGGCCTATGTCGCTGCAACCATTGTGCGTGGTGGGTCGAGCATGGAAAGCTGCGTGATGGGTTTTGTCAAGACTGCCGCTTTTAGAGAGGAAACAAATGACTGTTATGCAAAGACTCGTTGAATGGTCCGCTGGCTACGCTGCCCAACAAATCAAACGTGTGTTCAAGAACCGGCTGAATCCGGCAGGGGAGTCGCGCGCTTGGGTTAAGGGCGAGACTGACTGGTTCTTTGCAGCGTCCCGCGTCCCGTATCCGTGCAAGCGAAACGACCTGATTCAAGGCTTCCTGGCCCCGGTGGTCGGCGGCTTTATCACCGACTTGGAGGCTGCCCTGGCGCAGCACCCGGACGAGAAGCTGACATTCTACCCCATCCCGAACGAGACTCTGTTTGAGTACAAGAGATTCTTTCGGGATACCGACTACAGCGCTCAGGCCGTTTGCGACGAAGTGATCGTCTTGGCGACCGGCAATTACATCGAAGGCCAACGGCGAATCTGGCTCAATATCCAGACGACACCGCTACTGGTCCGCGATTCCAACATTCTGATTCTTCCAGACAACCCGCAAGTGAAAGGACCGCCCGATGAAGTGGCAGCCGTATCTTAGTCTTGACATTGAAACGACCGGCCTAGACCCGGACACTTGCCAGATTATTGAAATTGGCGGCGTGTTCGATTTCCTTGACCGACCGCTCAAAGAGTGTCCGACGTTTCACACCTACGTTCGCCACAAGCTGTACGTCGGGGAGCCGTTCGCGCTTAACCTGAATGGCAAGATTCTTGGGCGCTTGGCCGAGACGCCGGAGGGTTTCAGCTACAACTGCGCCGACGACGTTGTGCCGGTCCTGGCGTCCTGGGTCAAGCAATGCGGGTGGGATATGAAGGCCAAGAGCCTGCTTATCGCGGGCAAGAACTTTGGTGGCTTCGACTTCGGCTTCCTGCGGCGCTTGAGCGGTTTTATGTCCACGATGAAATTCAAGTACCGCTTCCTAGACCCCGGTATGGCATATTTCGACCCGACGATTGATGAAGTCCCGCCAAGCCTAGCTGACTGCTTGCGACGGGCCGGACAACAGCACCAAATTACCCACGAAGCGGTTGCGGACGCTATCGCAGTAGCGACTTCGCTTCGATGCCGGTATGGTGTCCCGTTGTAACGACTGTAGGGATTATAGGGCCAAAGTCTGCACAACCCTGAATCCGCCAGCCTACCGCGAGCCATAGTGGTAGGGGAATTTAAGGCCCGGCGCTTGACGCCGGGCCTTTTTCGTTGTAGTATTGGTGTATGCAAACCTTCCTGCCAGTGCCCGATTTCCGCATGACTGCCGCCTCCCTGGACAAGCAACGCCTTGGGAAGCAGCGTAGCGAGGGGTATCAGATTCTTGAAATACTGATCGGCGTCCGCGCCGGGCCAAATCACCCTGTTATCGCGCAGTGGCGAGGGCATGAATACCAGCTTGCCATGTATATCTCCGCAATCTGCACCGAATGGCGGTGTCGCGGCTGCCTTGACAACGTGGAGTCGCGGGCGTACCAGTTGCTAGAGCGCCACGACATTATGCCAACCAGCACGGAGCCGCCGTGGTTAGGCGACAATGAATACCACCGCTCGCACCGCTCGCGGCTTTTGTTCAAGGGCCGGAAGGACGCCCTAGCAATTGCCGTCAAGGAAATGCTGCGGGCTGAGGGCATCCGTCTGGCGAATGGCAGGCGTGCTTGCGTCGAGGGGTGGCTGCTTGAGGATGGTCTGCCCGCTATGCGGGACGCTCAGCTTGAGGATATTGTCGAACTTGAGGAACGGGTACGCTCGCTTGGCTACGCCATCCCGCATAACTACTATCGTGCCTTCGATTGGGACGTGAACGACCGAGACGAAATCCCTTATGTTTGGCCGGGCCGGTTGACAACGGCGTAATCTGTGATAGGATTCTTTTATGAGCCGAATCTACCTGCCCTTCGATAACTACGCCGAGTGCGCTAAGTGCTTCACCCTCAAGCGGCTGACCAAACAGCGGCATGACGTGATGGAAGTTCTTTACATGCTCAGCGGACGCAATCATCCGACTCGCGGCGACCACTTCATGTATAACTCGCCGCCGAAGAAAGTTTGGCAGTATTGCCCGCTATCGTTGGTTGAGTATGGGCGGGCGTTGTGCGACGAGTATGAGGCCCGAACCGGCAAGCAAGACCCCATCCGAGACAGGCTGGACAACCGGGAAGATTGGTTTCGTCGGCGTGGCGGTCAAATGTCCCGCCGCACGACGCCGGACTTCCTCAAGCTGGACGCCATGCACAATTCGCACCGTGCGATTCTGGCCCGGCAAGACCCGGACCACTACGCCAAGTTTGGCTTTGAGCGTGACCCGGACGACGAGAAGGTATTTTACTGGCCCGTCGAGGAAGCCAAGGCGCAATATGAGCAAGGCGTTCGCTTGGAGTCCGACGAAGATTCGGACGAGCCGAATGACGACGGCAACGACGATTGGAACGACGACTACTGCGACTGCGAATCGTGCCAAGCTGCACGCGATGCGAGTATCGAATGATGACCTACATACAAAAAATACAGGGAGGCGGCAAGACGGTAGTGTATGAGCGTAAAGGCGATACGGCCCGCTTCCGCAAGACGATTGGCAATGACAGCTTTGAGTTGGAAATCAACGAAGCTGGAATTTACGCCACCGTCCGCATGTTCCGGGGCGACGTATGGTGTACCGAAAAGCTGTACGCCATGACGCCTACCGATGACGTTTTCTGGCTTTATGCCCGCGAAGCAGGCGGGCGTGGGGCCACCCAAGATAACAAGTTCCTGAAACAGCGAGCCATGCGATACCCGCAAGGCAGCAAAGTGAGGATGAAATGTACCTTGAGCCGCGAGAGCCGCAAGTCGTCCCCATCGCAAAGTACCGCATCGAGCTAGTCAACCATGCGGTCGGATGGGAATTTTACGGTATCCGCATGACGGAACTTAGCAACATGCTATGGTTCCTTGAACAGCGGTTTTACCAGTTAAAAGAGATTTACCAGCAGCGGATAGCGGAAGGCGGCGACCCGCTAGAACCGAGCATGGAAGTAAAGCTGATGGACCTGATTACCCTGTCTATCGGCTACTTCAACATCGCCATCCAGAACGATACGCCGCTGCCGCAGCCACCTATCGGCGGAGAGTTGGCAGTCCAAATTGGGGCGGGCGTGTTCCTTATTGTGTCAGTTTTCGCGGGCGGTGAGATTCCGACTTGCGGATTCGGAGAGTCGAGCTATAATTGAGCTATGGAAAATAACAACAGACTACCGTATCTCGTCACCGATTCGCTCTGCGTATCGACCGGGAGCTACGACAGTATCACCAACGCAATCAAAGCGGCGTACAGCCAGCTTCGCGGCACGACCTATCTAAAGGATGCTCGCACGATCAGCAAACTCGGTGAAGATGGCATATACGCTCCAATCGGTACGTACCAACTAATCAGCGGCCATATCAACTGGTCGATTGGAGTTGTGCGGCACTGGCGGGAGCGTATGAAGGAAGCCGGGGAGCCGCATTACTTGCAGGCGTATTACCAGACCTTTGACGTTTGCCCGAAATGTAAGGGCAACAAGGGTAAGATGGAGTACGTGTCAAGTTCGATGGGCTACATAGTGACGGAACAGTGCGGCTGGTGCAAGGGTGCGGGCAATTACGTTGCCCCGCCGCCCAATTCCTACCGGCTGGTCGTCCGTGAAATGATTTACAACGATACCGGCGCTGGAATGAAGCCGGTCGATATGGTGTTGGAAGCTGGAACACTTGGGACTTGCATCAAGTGCTTCAAGGACATTAAGGCTGCGTACACAGACGAGTCTCAATTCCGGGTTGAAAACGATTGCGGCAAGATTGTGGGAATCCAGGCCCACGGCGAAATTTTATGGCTGGCGAACGTCCCGCCGCCGAACTATTGGGGCAAGCCTGCGCCGCCGAAGCCGCCAGCACCGGAGCAGCCAGAACCCGAAATCTGCATGGCGGGAGGATGGGCCAACAATGACTGAACTACTGTTTGCATACGGCACGCTTAAAGCCGACTTCGCGCTTCATTACGTTATCCAGGGCTGCACCTACGTCGGCAACTACAAGACGCCTGCGGCGTTCAAGCTGGTTGACCTGGGTGCGTTCCCGGCCCTTGTGCGGTCAGAGAAGGGTATCGAAGTGACGGGCGAAGTGTATCGCGTTGACGACGACATTCTGAACTATCTCGACGTTATCGAGGGTGTGAATCGTGGCCTTTACACCCGCGAGCGGGTAATAGTGCATGACCAGAAGGGCGACACGATTGACGTGTGGGCCTACATCGCCAATCACGTCGGGCGACTAAGCGGCGTTGAAATCAAGAGCGGAGTGTGGCGTCGATGAAACGTGGAACTTTAGTAGCCTATGCTGGCAAGCCGGATACAGTTGCGGTTCGTAGGGCAAATGGCGATTTTGTGTTAGACATAACTCCGAAGCTGGTGACAGCGCGAGTCGCTTCTGCGGAATACCATCAAGGATTCGCAGAGGCAGACCCGTATTACACGCTCTGGTTAGACAATGGAGCGCGAGTACCTTCCTTTGACGTGGTGGAAGTGAAAGAATGATTCCAAAGTGGCGATACGTCCATTACACTGACGACGGCTGTGCGCTCTACCAGTGCTTGAATTGCTACAAGCAATGGGAGGGGCGTAGCTGGCCGGGCTACACCCATGATGGGGCGTTCACCGCCGTTTGGAAGTTCTGCCCGTACTGCGGTGTCGAGTGGACTGGTTCGACTCGCACGCAAGACTGCGAGCTAGGGCCACGACGCACGCGAATCCAAAACGCCATCGACTCTCGCCGATGGAACGATAAGCCAACAGAGCCGTTCTGGTGGATGATTGAGTGCAGGGATATTACCACTCGCGTCCGTCCTGCTGAATCGGTGAGTTATAGCGGCTGGTATCCCGATTTGTATTTGCCGTGGTGGGCCGGAGCGGTTAAGGTACGCAACGCGCTTGTCCAACAACGTCGGCAGCGGGAGGGCGATACCGACTGGTTGACGAGTGACGAACCGCCCTACGTCAAGACGTATCAGTACCGTGCCCGCATCGTAAAGTCTTTGCCGCACAACAGTTGTGGAAAAGTTTGCTGGTGGGTTGACAAGCTGTAACGGCGTGGTAAGATTAGTGTATGAGCAATCACTTCCTTGACACGAAACTCAGTGCCGAAGATATGCGGCACTGGCAGCTTGTGCTGTGCATCCAGCCGAAGCCGTCAAACGAATTGGGACTGCGGGAGATTCTTGAAAGTATCTTAATCCATGAACGACAATTCAAAACTCAGTGCCGACTTGACTTCTGCATCAACGGCCTCAACCCTGTCCGAGTCCACCTTGAAGCCTATTGCCTCAAATACCAATACGACAACCCGCAAGAGACTTCGACGCGAACGGCGTGGGGCGACGATCTTAGGTTTTTCGCATCCCTCTGTGACGTATTCGGCCACCAGCGACGACTCACGGCTGGTTTCATGCACGGCCCCCTCAGCAACCTCGGATTTCAGTTGGATGGCGAAGGCAACGTCGTGCAGACAATCGAGTACGGCGACGGTGGTGGCTAATATGACCCCAACAGCAACGCAAATGAGCAACTACGAATTGCCACCGATCATCCCGCCCGTATTCCGGGTCGTGGTTCGCACGCTCAAGTCGGGCGTGGGCAATATCCAATACTTCGAGGAAACGACGGCGTGCGTGGTTCACTCCCGCAAGCGAGTCCACGAAGTCATTGTCGAATACGTCAAAGACCCGACCGTGCAACTGCGTATCGAGTCCGAGAATCGTATCGTGGCGATTGGTGTTCACGGTGCGCTGCTCTGGCTGGACAAAGTGCCGCCGCCGAATTACTGGCTCAACCCGAAAACGCGGCCAGCGCCACAAACGCAACAACAGCGGACGATGGCGGCGTGCGGGCTGCCGATTCCGACCGCCTACTTGGAGCCAATACCATGCTGCCCATAATCCGGCTTGCACAACCGAACAGAGCTCC